CCCAGGTTGGTCCGATCATCGCCGGGATGGGCAACGCGCAGGCCACCGCCGAACTGAAGACCCTCGGGTTCGGCACGGCGTCCGCGAAGCTGGTTACCACCATCCAGGCCGGTCTTCCCGCCTATGACGCGGCAACTGCCAAAGTCACCGCGGTCGGTGCGGCCCACGCGGCAGCAGCGATACAGGCACAGACCCTCGGCCATGAGATGGACACATTGAAAGCCACGGTCGAGGACGCTGCCACTAAGTGGGGCATCGTCCTCATCCCCGTGTTGAAGGACGCGATCAAAGCCTTCGTCGATGTTGCGACGGCCATCGTCAAGTGCACGCCGTTGTTGATCGGCATTGGAGTTGTCCTCGCTGGCCTCGTCATCTGGTGGGTTGGCAACACAATCGCGGCGATGGCCTTCTGGACCGCGGCTACCGGCGGAATCATTCTGCTCGTTGCGGCACTTGCTGTTGGTATCGCGTGGATCGTCGATCACTGGCACCAGGTGTGGACCGATTGCAAGAACTGGTTCGATGACGCGATCAACGCGATTAAATCCACCTGGGACACGGTATGGGGAGATATCAAGAAGGTATTCGATGACTTTGTGAACTTCCTTCGGAACAATCCGATCGCGCAAATCCTCGAAGCCATTTTCGCCCCGTTGCTTCTGCTCGCGTTGCATTGGCAGCAGGTATGGGCCGACATCAAGAGCTGGACCGCAGATGTCATCAACTTCTTCGTAAGCATTCCCGGCACGATCGCTCATGTCTGGTCTGACGTTGTGAACGCGATCCACACTGCCTGGTCAGTCGTTTCCGGTTGGGTGAACACGACCGTCATCCAACCCATCGTGCAGTTCTTCGCCGCTATTCCGTCGACAATCGCTCACGTTTGGTCTGACGTCGTGTCGGCGTTGGAAACTGCCTGGAATGTCATCTCGGGTTGGGTCAACACGACCGTCATACAGCCGATTGTCGCGTTCTTCACGGGCATCCCCGGCACCATCGCGCACGTTTGGAGCGATGTGGTATCGGCACTCGAAACGGCATGGGGCGCGATCTCCGGTTGGGTGAATACGACAGTTGTGCAGCCCGTCGTGGGCTTCTTCACCGGGATTCCTGGGACCATCGCGCACGTCTGGTCGGACGTTGTGACCGCGCTTGACAAAGCGTGGGGCGCGATCTCTGGTTGGGTATCGACGAACGTGACCGGTCCGATCGTTGCCGCCTTCCAGGCTGTGCTCGGTCCGATCCAGACGGTGGTGAACGCCGTCAAGGCGGCGTGGAACTTTATCTTCAGCGGCCCGACTGCTCCAGCGGCCAATCAACCGAACACGGGGGTCGTCATCCCCAAGGCCGGGGTCGGAGGATTGTTCTCTAGCGCGACTGTTGCGCTCATCGGTGAGACAGGCCCCGAGTTGGTACTGACCCCGGCCCTTACCGCGATGGCCCTCAAGAGCGGCATCGGTCCGTTGCCGGGTCTGGGAGCACTTCCGACCACGGGCACGGGTGGGATCGAAGGCAACGCGCAGATCAGTTCCAACATCATCACCATCCAGTCGGGTGCATTCGTCGTCAACGTCGGCCCCGGCGCGACGGCCACCGCGGCAACCCAGGCCGTGCAGCAGGGCATCGCCGCGATGACCGACGAACTGCGCGCGGGCCGCTCACCGATCCGTGGAGGACTGACCCATGGGAGCTAGCCGATGAGCGTCGCCAAGGTCGCGGAGGGAACGCCAGTCACCGGCGCAACCGGGGCAGGCGCGGTTTTCGCCCTGCCTGCCGGGACCCAAGCGGGCGACTTTGTCATGGTCGGCATCTCCGCTACCGGCGGTCCGTTACAGGCGACGCCAGCCGGGTGGTCGATCCTCTCGTTCCTCCAACAAGGGTCGGTGTTCGAGGCGGTGCTCGGCAAGACGATCGTTACCGCGGACCTGTCGGCCGGTCCGTTCTCGATTGGCTGGGCCACCTCGACGGGGTACTACATGCCGGTCGGCTACATCAACGCGCAGGGTCAACCCACCGGGTACGCGTGGGTCGGCGGTGGGCCGGGGCCGTTCCAGGTGGTCCCGATCACCTACCGTTCCTCAAGCGGGGCCTGCGTGATCGACGCCATGTCCGCAATGGTCGCCGGGACCGTGGGGCCTGCCGTAACCACGACGGTCGCCAGCGATCAGATCGTGTCGGTCTTGCTTGGCTTCACCGGCTCGGTGTCGCAGCCGGTTGGATGGAACAACAGCGCCAACCAGCCGTCGTCGGTCGGCATGGGCGTGTTCTTCGCCGACACGACCTACGTCGGACCGGGTTCGACCGGCACGACCACCTGGCCCGGGACCATCACCGGCACGGGCGCGGTCGTCACCGTCGCGCTCGAAACCGGCAGCATCGCCCCCCTGGCTCCGACGCCGATCGCACCGACTCCGGGGTCAGCAGCCGACGCGACGCAGATCATCACGTATGAGGCGGGCTACAACCCAACCAACGGCGCGGCCATGTCCGCGTATGCGCTGCGGGTGAAGGTGGGTTCGGGGTCATATCAGTATTACAACCCGGCCGCAGGCGGATCGTTGCAAGCCGGGATCATCTGGAACGCCCTGGTCGTTCCGGCAGGCGGCACGATCGTCGTCAACCTCCCGGCTAACTTGCTCGCCAACGGCCACGCCGATGTATGGGCGATGAACACGCAGGAGTCGACGGCCGACACTGACGGTTCGTTCTGCGCCGATCAGGCGTTCACGACTGCGCTCGGTCCGACCGTGACCGTGAACACGCCTTCGGGGACCATCGGCACACCGGAACCGACGATCGGCTGGACCGCTGCCGCGTCGGCTGGGAACATCTTGTCGGCCTATCGCGTGGTCATCTACACCGCCGCACAACAGGGCGTAGGAGGTTTCCTGCCGGGCGTGTCGCCGTCCACGTTCGATACCGGACTTTCACCCGGAGCGGTGGCCAGTTTGGTAACCCCGATCCCGCTCGCCAACACGACGACCTTCTACGCCTATGTCCAGGTCACGCAGAGCAACGGGATGCTGTCGCCGTGGGAATACACGTCCTTCCTCGTCACCTACACCGCGCCGGCAACCCCGACACTCGTTCTGCTCGACTCCATCCCCTACCCCGGCACCGACCAACCGGTGATGGAGCTCGTCGCCACGGGCCATGATGCGGGCTACGCCGGCGGCAACTGGATCGAGGTGCAGCGATCGCTCGACGGCGGGAACACCTGGGCCGACCTCCGATACGGCGCGCTGCTCACGCCATCGGCTTCTGAGGTTGCCACGGTGTATGACACCGAAGCCCCGCCCGGTACGACGATCCTGTACCGCTCCCGCGTCATCACCACCCTGGCCGGCGGCATCCTGGCGTACTCGCTGTGGTCGACGGTCGCGCCGGGCATTCTCAACACGTTCCCGTTCTGGGTCCTATCGAACCCGTTGATCCAAGGCATGGGGATGCGGTTCAATCTGTCGGCCAACCCGACCAAGACATTGCGCCAGGTCGATACCGAGTACGACCCGCTGTCCCGTTCGCACGGGATCAAGATGTCGGACGGGTGGAAGGGCAGCGATTGGAGCCTCCCGATCCGCCTGACCTCGCTGGCCGAGCAGCTCACGCTCGAGGCGATCATCCTCTCGGCCGGGGCTACTGGGACCCTGCTCCTCCAACACCCCCTCGGAGCGCAGTTCTATTGCACCGCGATCGGGAACGTGGCGGTGGCGTTCAACTACTCGACGGGGCAAGCCCCCGTCCACGACACCACTCTCACGTTGAGGGAAGTGGCGACGCCATAAATGCAACCCGTTTCGAGCAGATGGTGGCCGGCCATTGCCGCGGGAACATGCCAGCCATATGTCTATTGCAACATCCTTAGTGGGATCGGCGGGGGAATCATTGCCGGGCCGCTGTTCTGCGACGATGGCTATGGGACCTGGGACCAGACCAACGTCATCCGCCGCACCATCACCCGCGTCAAGTTCACCGACCCAACTGGTGCCCTCGTCCCCAGCGACCCCTCGCAACCGTTGTTCCCTGACGGCACGCTGATCCAACCGTTCCACGGGTTGCAGTACGCGGACGGCACAACAGAGGTGAAATCCCTCGGGGGGTTCCTGATCGAGGAAACGGATGCCGACGCGGGGGTCAGTCCCGGCGCGACCGAAATATGGGTGTCGGGTTCGGACCTGGGCGCGTTCATCGGGCGGGCGAAGTTCACACAGCCCTACGCAACGGACGGGGTCAGCACAACCGACGTGGCGATCAAGGCGGTCCTCGCGGCGGTTCTGCCCAACACCACTTTCGCGTTCAACTTCACCAGCACCACTTTTGTCCCGGCCATCGCGACCGCGAACATCGGGGACGATCCGTGGGCGTTCTGCTGCACGCTGGCCGCCAACGCGGGGTATGAGTTGTTCTTCGACCCGCTGATGAACCTCATCTTCCGGCCGGTTGCGGACCCCTCGACGCTCCCGATTGTCAACGCCGGCCTGGCCTCCAACCCCTATGTGCAAGGCCCGGGGTGCGTCATCACCGAACTGCGCCACACGCTCACCAACGTGCCCGCACCGAACTGGGTCATCGTCATCGCTCAGGGCAGTGGCATTACGACTCCACTGCGCGCGGACTGGCAGGACACCGACCCGAGCAGCCCCACCTACATCGGCGTTCTGAGCAACGGGCCCGGCAGCTACCCGATCCCCGGCACCGGCAAGTACCCGCTGACGGTGCAATACATCTCGACCGCCATCCCGACCACGCAAGCGGCGGTGCAGGCATACGCGAACGCGATCGGGCTCGCCGGCAAGGGTCTGCTCGACGGAATTATTATGTGGACGCAGGGGAACGCTGCGCTTGAGCCGGACGACGTGCTGGCCGTGACGCTCGACGTCGCCGGCGTTCGTGGGCCGCGGAGTTACGTCGTAGACAGTTTCGTATTCCAACTCGGTATCGCTCAGACGACCAAGGCGACGATGAGGCGTGTCGCGTGAAGATCGGGATGTTGCGTCTGTTATGGCTGCTGGTCAGGACGATGATTGGCACGCTTATCGAGCCGACGGGCGTCCCGCCTGGCGCGCAGACAGGCGATGCGTCAGCGGCGTCCGACGCCATCACCCAGGCCGTGGTCACCACGATCGGGGCCATCGGTGTCCCCATGTTCAGCTACATGGTCGTGACCGCGGTCACCCTTGGCCCACCTACGACCTGTTCGATCGTGCCACCGCAGACGCCAGGCGGCCCAGCGCTGACCCCACTGACCGGCGTGAAAGTGATGGCTGGGTTTGTCCCCTACGTCGGCCAGACCGTGATCGTGGGATCGGTCGGGACCGATACGTTCGTGTGGGGCTCGACGCAAGGCGGGTCGGGCACCGACGTCGGCCTGATCGGGTGGTTCCAACAAGTGCCGTCTGGTGGGTGCTGGGTCATCCTCAACGGCGGCACGTTCAGCGCTACGACCTTCCCGATGGCCTATGCCAAGCTCGGGACGAACGTGCTGCCTGACCTTCGCAACAAGTTCGTCGTCGGCGCGGGCGGTACCTACGCGGAGGGGACAACCCCCGGAGCGGCAACAGCGACACTCACCCAAGTGAACTTGCCGAACGTCACCCTTTCGGAAAAGACCCCGTTCCACAAGCACAGCCCACTCAGCAATGGCGCGTTCTACGGGAACGCAGCGGGCGGTACGTCGGGGGTCACGAACGCGGGCGTGACAGTTGAGGTGGGAGCAGACCCCACAACCGCCGCAGTCGCCTCCCCCGGCGTCCAGGTGTCCCTCGGCGGATCGGCAACACCGCTCGCGATTATCCCTCCCAGCTACGCATTGTACCCGTGTCAAAAGCTCGCTTAGGAGGCTGGCAATGGTGACCCCGATCGCGTTCGACCTCCTCTACAAGGGTTCGCCTCAACCTGGGCAGTTGACCTACCCCGCGTTGGCGCTGACCTGCTTGCAGGACCAGCCCGGAGCCGCGGCCCTGTTCCCGCAGACGGCGTTGTACGTCGCTCCGATCGTCGCGGATCCGTGGGCATCAAGCACGGTCCTCGCAGCGGGCACCTACGCGACGTGTGCCAACCCCAACGTGTTCACAGGTGGCGTGAACCGCCACGTCTACGTCTACAGCGGCGGCACAACCGGGACGACCGAGCCCGCTTGGAACATGACGCCGGGTGGAACGACGGTAGACGGGTCTGGCACTTGGACCGAGTGCTCGTTGTTGTTCGGCGCCGGCACCATGACCGGCTGTGAGCCGATCGACGTGAACTATGCCCGCGCCCCGCTCGACAACTCCGGCCTGATCTTCTACCAGGACACGGTCACCCCTAATCCGACAATCTCGTTCCCTGTGTCAGCAACGGCCTACGGCAACGTCGTCGGCCTCTTCGTCTCGGACGCGCCAACGGGCGGGAACATCCATGCGTGGGGTCTGTTCCCGGCGGCTTACGTTCCCGCGGTCGGCACCAGTTTGACCATTCCGCTCGGGCCGACAGCAGCACCGGCTCCGCCATCGCCCCATGCCATGGCGGTATCCCTCGTCCAGTCGGACACTGTCGACTTCAACCCGTCGTCGTCGGCCTCCGCCCAAACCGTCACGCTCAATGGCGTTATGGCTGGCGACACGCTGGTAATGGCGGTGCCCGTGTACGGCACCCCTACAGCCCCGACAGTGAGTTCTGTTACATCGACGGGATCGCCTACATGGACAAAGATCAATAGCGCGGGTGTGAGCACCCTTGATCTTGAGTGGTGGTACGCGACTGGTGTCCCGGCCGGTACAAATGTTGTCACCGTCACTCCGACCGGCTCGTCGCGGTTCGGCCTGTGGATCGGCGAGCTGTCTAACGCTGGGACGCCGGTAACGGGCATGACCGACACTGGCGGCAGCACGCAGGTTGGTTACACGGCCATGACTGTGGGGACACCCGGTTCATGGGTAGCCGTTGCCTCGTTCACCATATCCCCTGAATCTAACTCGGTTGGTCTGGGCTCCTTCAATGCAGGCCCCTACTTCACCGGCGGCCAGCAGGCTGGGCTTACCTACGGCGCTGCATCGGCCAACACACCGGCAGCCGTCGGCTGGGTGATCCCCTCCGCGGTCAACTGGCTTACCGCCGGCATCGTCGTCCCGCCTGCTTAGGACACTACGAAGCTGCTTGACGGGTCCACCGGACTGGTCGATGTGCTCGAAGCGATGATCGAGTTGTAGTTGGCGGCCAGCCCGTAATAGGCGAAGCCCCACAGACTGATCCCCTGCGAGCCTGGCTCGAAGAGGTAGTTGTCGACCGTCACCCAGGCGTTCGAGAAAGAGAACGCGGGGAACGGATTAGGCGCAGGCCCGAGTGATGGATTCGTCTCGACCAACCACTGTGCTTCTTCTTCAGCGCCAGAACCAACGGGGATGTTGTGAACCGCCCACTCGACCCCCGTCGTGTCGTCGATGAACAGCACGCTCGCCCCTGAGCCGGTCGAGGCGTAGAGGATGACGGTGACCAGGTGTCCTGGCGCACAGTCGGACGGGTTGGGTCCTGGTGCGGGTTGTATCGCATAGCCAACGAGGTCGGATGACCAGAAGCAGTACCCGTTCACTGTTCCCGCTTGCACAAACTGGGCGGCCCCTACCGGCACCCCTTGCTCGATAGCCACCCAGTCGGCAACCCCGTTCGGAGCGACCGTCATCGTGGCCCCGATGGTGTAGATGGGACCGTTGAAGTTGGCGTAAGCCACGTAGCCGTCGACCTGAGAGAAAGCCGTGCCGGGTGGGGCAGCGTCGGCCGCTTGGGCGAGCGTCATGCCGACGAGTCCGATGGCGATTGCCAGGGTTAGGGCTATGCGCCCACGGGTAATGTGCGTCACGTCAGGACCAACGTACCACGTCCCTAGTCGGTTAGGGATGGGCTTGCCACGGCCAGGCCAGGGCGGTCGCGTAGGCTGAAGTCGTCATGCCAGACACATTCATCGCCGACATCAGCAATTACCAGAACCCGAATCTCGCTGCCTACCAGGCCGCGGGCTATGAGGTCCTGATCAACGAGGTTTCCTGGGGCCTGGCCACCACGGTCCCAGCCGGCCGGATCGCTGCCATCCGGGCGCAGAACTTCGCCTTGGTCGGCTGGTACATGGGCCTGGTTGCGAACCAGCCCATCGCCGCACAGGTGGCCGTGTTCGCTGCCGCGATCCGAACGCTTGAGCTGAACGAGTGGATCATCATCGACTGGGAATCCACCTCGGGGATCGGGCTTCCCTCGCCGGCTCAGCGCGACGAATGCCGCGCCCTGCTTGCCCAGGAGTTCGACCGGCCGGTCATGGTCTACGGCGGGGCTTCCGACCTGCGCAGCGCACCCCCCGGCGGCGAGGTGTGGGCCGCGAGCTACGAAACGAGCGAGCCGGACATTCCCCACCTCATGTGGCAGTTCAGCGATGGAACCTACGTCTCCCCCCCCTACAGCCCGATCAACTTCCCCGGCATCGGGTTCTGCGACGCGTCGGTGTTCCACGGCACCGTCGCCCAGTTGCAGATGGCCCTCGGCCTGGGTGCCCCGGTGTCAGCCCGTCCCGACCTCTGGTCCCTCGCCCTCGTCTAAGGAGCGCCATGCCTGTTCCCCCTACCGGCTTCCCGGTCGCCGAAATCACCACATCCCCGTTCAGTGGTCCTCCCGACTGGTGGAGCTACGCCATCAGCGCCGAGTACCGGGAACTGTTCGCCGGGGCGGTCGCCCCTGACCTCGCGGCAGAACTGACGATCCTCGCCGGGTGGGACGGCTGGGCCGACTACGTGGTCGACCTCCACAACCGGGCCGCGGCTTACGGCGGGGAGACGAACGCCCAACGGTTGGTGAAGGTGCTCGCCCTCCTCGCTCCTAAGCCAGCGTCCGCGTGATCGCTCTCATCGGCAAGCTGATCGCCGCCAAGCTGGTGTTCAAGGTGGCAGCGGCGACCCTGTTCTCCTCGATCACCCTGGCCCTCGCCAGCGTGTCCACGTCGACGTCGGATTCGACGGATTCCCACACGATCGCCCTCGCCGCCGTTGCCAGCTCGGCCGCTACTGTCGGCACACTCATGGTGCTGATCTGGAACACGCACAATCAGCGGTCGATGGTGAAGTCGCAAGCCGCGATCAGCGACAACGTGAACCTCGGGAACTTGGCAACGAACCTGGTCGCTGATCGCGTCGAGGACACTCACGCCGTCGCCACCGAGGCAGTCCTCAATACCACCACCCTGAACGGCCTACGGATGGGCGAGCTGGCCGACAAGGAGCTGGGCGAGAAGATCCAGGCAACTATCGCTCACGACGACCGGACCAGCGCCGAACAGGCTCGCGTCGATAATCTCACCGAACCCGGAGCGTTGGAGCGGTACGACGCGTCGCTTACGCCAGCCGACAGGGTCGCAGAGACAGCGGAGGCGCTCGAGGTGGCCAAGGCCCGGACACCGTCCGAAAGCCCATGATCCATACCCTTATCGGCCTCGCCGTCCTGGTCATTCTCATCGTCGTTGTCGTTTCGCTCGTCCACTGAAAGGCGATCCCCCGTGACGGGCTGGGAACTGGCTGCCCTAGCTGCCATAACGATGGTGGTGACAGACATCTTTGGGGTCATCCTTGTACAGGCAGAGGCACGCGAGGCCGGTTGGCTCGCCGGTCTGATGGATGCCGCTCAGTGGCCAGTCGCCATTGTCACCACGACGATCACCGTCACCGCACTCCAAGGACATTCGGAGACCGAGAAGGTCTGGGTGATCGGACTGGTGACGTGCGCCAACGTCGGAGGCACGAAGCTCGGACAGCTCATCGGCAAGCGGTTCGTGAAGGACGCCAAGAATCTGAGCCTGACCGATCGAGTAACGGCGCTTGAACGAGTGGCCGTCAAGAAAGGCCCTCTATGACCTCCTCACCGTTGCCCGACAAACCGGAGAAGCCGTGACCATCATCGCCCCTGACCGCTGCTGGCGCGACGGGGCAGAGGGTGGGGTCTGTGGCAGGCCCGCCGAAAGCCTCGTCGGTCTGTGTGCTGAGCACGCGGCAGAGTTGCGATACGAGCTGTACGAGCGTCCGAAGGTAACTGCTGATCCGGGGGTAACCTTCACCCTATGAGCACCCAGCGATTCAAACTCGGGCGTCTCGACGCCACGCGGCCGTTCGGTTTGTCCGACCTGACCGTCTACGCCGCCGGCAAGCTCCCAGCCCCACCGGCGAGCGTGGCAGTCCCTAACGCCCAGTACCCGATCGACGGCAACGACCAGTACGGGGACTGCACGATGGCCGGCGCGGCGCATCTCGTAGCGGCCTGGGACACCGAGGTCGGCGCTACCGATCCGGTGCCGCTGGGCGTTGAGGTGGTCGACACTTATCTCCAACTGACTGGGGGTGCGGACACCGGGCTCAACGAAGCCGATGTGCTCCAGACCTGGGCGACCACGGGCCTATTCGGTGCCAAGATCGCTGCCTACGCCCCGGTGGACCCGTCCAAAATCGTGGAGCTCCACCAGGCGGTGGCCCTCTACGGCGGGTGCTACCTCGGGATCGCGTGCCCTGAGTCGGCGCAGAACCAGTTCGGCAACAACGAGCCGTGGACCTACGTGCCGGGAAGCCCGATCGAAGGCGGCCATTGCATTGTCGCCTTGGGCTATACCGCGAATGAGCTGCTCTGCGCGACCTGGGGTGGAATCGCTCCGGTGAGTTACAGCTTCCTCGCCCACTTCCTGCAAGAGGCGTGGGCCGTCATCCCCAACCAGTTCGTCGAAGCGGGAAAGGGACCCGAACTCGACCTCGCCGCGCTCCGGGCTGATTTGAAACTGGTATGACCATCGCCTGGACCGACGTGACCGGCTGGCAGACCCTCTGGGTGCCCGACGATGCCGACGCGATCCAGACGGCCGTGGTGGCCCAGCTCGAGGACGCCCACGCCAAGGGGGCCACGATCTTCTCGAACCAGTACGGGTTCACGGTGCAGGCGATTGCCGACGCGATGGCGATAGCCGGCGCAGCCAACCCCGCCAATCGTTACTGCTTCGACGAGTCGGAGTATTTCGGGACCTACGAGAAGCCGATCGTTGACGGCCTCATCGCGAAACTTCAACCGGATCAATGGGGGATCGGTACCTCCTCGGTCGGCGGACAAATCCTCCACGCCAAGGTGCTGGCCATCCTGTATCCCGACGGAACCGGGTGGACCTTCAGCGGGTCCTACAACCTCTCGACCTCGGCGATGAAGCAGCTCAACGTGGCCGACCTCATCTGGTCCCGTCAGCGGGCCGAGTCGTTCGCCGCCCAGATTCAGAAGGCGCTCAGTTGGGTGCAAGCCAATCACCAGCCCCAACCCCCGGTATCACCGAGTCGAGTGGGCGTCGCCCTTGACGACGGTGGCGAAGGGATCGAGCACGACTCGAACGACCCACCCTCAACCGAAAGCGAGTAGCCATGCCTGTCCCCACCCCAGTCCCCGTACCCCCAGCGATCCCGACGTCGATCACCGTGACGACCGTGGTCACCTACATCGCCGCGCTGGCGGTGTTCGTCCTCGGCTTGCTCACCTTTGCCGGGGTCGTGCTGCCGGCCAATGTGTCGGGCGAGGTGCAAACCTGGAGCGCCGTGGCCGAGGCTGCCGCTGGCGTCATAACCGGGCTGCTCGCCACCGTGAACCATCACGCGACGATCAAAGCGCTCGCCGCCTACGAGTCGTAGATGGAGGACCCGCGGCAACATCCGGCGTGGCATCACCAGGGTCCGAACGAACTGTCGGAGCTCATCGCCGCGGAGTTGTTCGAACTGTGGATCGAGGCTCGGCAGACCAACGCCCTGCTCACCAAGATTCTGGCCGGTGAGCAGGTACCATCAGGACAAGCGACACACCTCGTCGTCACCATCACTAATCAAGGAGAAGCCATGCCAGTAGCAGCAGACGTAATCGTCGATACCGACGGCAACGCAGTAGTGACTGGGACGTGGACCGATGTCATGGGCCAGCCTGCCACAGCACCTGCCAACGCTGGGCCGCTTGTGTTCGGCTCAGACACCCCCACCACGGCGACGGTGGACCCTGGAACGGGGAAGGTCACTCCGGTGGCCGTCGGCACGTTCAGCGGCACCATCGCGGCACCACTCGACAACACGGGTGCTCCGTTGTTGGAGTCCGACAACGTGACGCCGTTCCCTGCGCCCGCTCCTTCGGCCGTGGCGACCGTCATTGCCAGCGCCGCGACCGGCCTGGCGGTGCAAGTCTCCGGCTGAGCGAGTCGTGTAGATTCAGTCCGTTCCTCCTTGGGACGAGAGAATGCCCGGACCTTCCCTGGAGGTGCCGGGCATTCTCGCGTCTGTAACCCCTGGTCAGCGTAGATATACCCCTAACCCACTAGGGATGGTGATATAGTCGGACGACGGCCCGAAAGAGTCGATCAACCCAAGGAGAAGCACATGAGGAAGTACCGAAGGACAACCTGGGCGATCTTCGCCTTCAACCTGCTCATGCTGATCTGGCTTATCGCCGGGCTGGCGAACTCGACCCGTGCAACCTGTGGCAGCGCCCTGAACGCTCAGACGTGCGCTACGGCGACCGACGTCGGTAGGACGGCGGGGGTTGCGGTCCTCGCCCTGTTCTGGATCGCGGGCGATGTGGTGCTCGGGCTGTTCTGGCTCGTCACCAAATGACCGTCGACGCAACGCTCCAGCCCGTAGACGTTGTCCGCCAACTCACGAAGCTGGGCAGCGAACTGGACGCCGCGGTTCGGATGCTCAAGGGAGCCGAAATCGAGGCGGTCGAAAAACGGCACGAGGCTGACATGGTTGAAAGCCGGGCCTTCCTGAGCAGCGACGGGGCGATGGAGCTACGCAAGCACCAGGCCCGCGTGGCAGCCGACAGGTTCGAGCTACAGGCCCTGACCGCCGAAGCAGTCGTCAAGCATTTACGCGCGCACATACGGACTATCGAGACGCGCATCGAAATTGGTCGCAGCCTGGGTGTAGCACTTCGGAGCGAACTAAAACTCAACCCCTACGAGGAGGGCGCATGAACGCTCCGACACTCCCCAAAGCCGACGTCATTGGTGAAGGGCTTAGCCGCGAGGATTGGCTGGGTGCCCGTCGCATCGGTGGGTCCGACATCGCTGCCATCGAGCAGATCGACGGCGCGTGGGGATCGCCCCTGACGGTCTGGCTCAACAAGACCGGGCAGGGTCACGACGAACCCGAAACCATGTACCAGCGGGCCGGCAACCGCCTCGAGCAGCCGATCGCTGAATGGTTCAGCGACGAAACCGGGATCGCGACGGTCCAGCCGAACCCCATCACCATCTACGGCTCGCGGGAGTTCCCGATCGCCACGGCCAGCCCGGACCGCCTGACCGCGGACGCCTCCGCGTGGGTGGAAATCAAGAACGTCGGCCATCATCGCACCGAGGAGTGGAGCGACGGCCCACCGGCTCACTACGCCGCCCAGGCCCAGTGGCAGCTCGCCGTGTCCGGTCTGCCGGTCTGCTACCTGGCCGTGCTCATCGGGGGTCAGGATTTCCGCTGGTATCCGGTCGAGGAGGACCAGGCGCGTCAGGCCGAGATGTTCGCACACGCCGCCGCGTTCTGGGAGCTGGTTGAATCCGGCACGGCTCCCGAGGTCGACGGGTCCAATGCCTCCAAGCAGGCCATCGCTTACCGATACTCCGACGCCGACCCTGACCCGATTGAGGGAGGCGAAGCCCTGGCCATCGCGGTCGACCGGCTGGCACGAGCCAAGAACGCCGCGAAGATCAACGACGAAACCCTGACCAAGGCCGAGAATGCGGTGAAGCTGATTCTGAGGGAGCACGACACCGGGACCGTTGACGGCCGGGTCGTCGTCACCTGGAAGGAGCAGTCCCGGCGGGGTCTGGATACCGACGCTGTCCGTTCCCACCTCGGCCCGGACCTTGCAAAGTTTGAGAAGTCCAGTTCGTTTCGCGTGCTGCGCGTATCGACAACCAAGGAGAAGCGATGACCGACAACACCCTGACCGATCCCCTGACGGAACTGCGCAAGCCGTTCCCGCCAGACGTGATCGGGAAGCTGCCCAAGGCTGGCGTGACGCTCGACTTCGTGGGCCACGCTCACGTCACCGATCGGTTCCTTTCCGTCGACCCCCACTGGAACTGGGAGCCGTTCGCACTCGACGACCGGGGCCTCCCAGCGTTCGACAATGCCGGTGGTCTGTGGATCAAGCTCACCATCTGCGGCGTCACCCGCCTCGGTTACGGCGACGGACCCGATCCGAAGCAACGCATCGGTGACGCCTTGCGCAACGCGGCGATGCGGTTCGGGGTCGCGCTCGACTTGTGGGCGAAGACTGATCTTGAATCCCAACTTCCCAATGGCGACGGCACCGGCAGCACCACGCGCCAACCACCCGCGGCAGAAACGGGCGAGATGGCAACCACCCTGGCCGTCGCCGGCCTGCACGATCGGATCGCCGCGCTTCCTGAAGCCTCCCGCCGTGAGATGGGCGAGGCGTGGAAGGCCGCGGGGCTGTCCCGGCTCGAGGTGGGCCGGTTCCTGGCATCCGACGCCGCCGACGCGGATCGGCTCATCGCGGCCCAGGAAGCCCGCGAGGTCGATCAGGACCCACTGCCAGAATCCCCCCAGACGGCCCTCAGCGCCCCTGTGGGGGCTTCAACCCCCGATCCGCGTGCCCAGGACCCGACCGCCGGAACGCCGGGCTTACCGGGCGATATAGATCCGGACCTCATCAATGAGGTCATGGGCGATGTCGAGGCGATGGACGAGAAGACGATCAACGCCCTCCTCCGCGAGCGTGGGTACTCGGTGGCCGGGGGCATCCGGTCCAGGCGTGTTCGGCTGTTCCAGGTTTTGGCGACCGAGCGGCAGGTCGAGGCGAAGGTGGCGTTCTGATGACCGGACACTCCGACCCCGTGGACCTCTACAGCCACCTCAGTGACAGCGAGCTGCGCGCCCGGCTGCGCCAGCGCTGGTGTTCCGACGACGTGGATTGGCTCGTCTTGAACCGGGACAAGTGGCCGGCGACCGACGCGATCGCGAAATGGCTGAGGGCGTAATGGCCAGAATGGCAGGATCACCCGACCCCGCCGCCGTCAGAGCCGACCAACCGGCCGGGGTGGTACCAGGTACTAGGACCCCCATCAGCGGCGCTCTACGGCGTTCTGCGGGAGTGCTCATGGCATTTGTGCCTGGTGGTGCCAAATGACCCGGCGCGGGGTCCTGACGCTCGCCCAAGCCCTCGGGGTCGCGGAAGCCGCTGACCACCTGGCCGAGGAAGCCACCTACGTCCTAGCCACCCTGGACGAGGTGCTGGCCGGATTCGTCGGGGACGAGCCGGGCGACGGGGTGGAACTGCGCGGGCCGATCGAGGAGCTGACCGATCGGCTGTCCCAAGCCGTCCAGACGTTCCGGGCGCTGTCGTGACCCGTCGCGACCGGAGGCAGGGGGTAGGATGAGTGGCGTCGCCGGTAGCTCCGGCGATGTGGAGCGTGTTGGAGTCGGGGCCGGTTTTCCTACGGTCCCGGTCCCCGGCTCGCACGCCTTGACCGTAGGAGGCAGTTTGATTATCCGGGTCCCGCACCACGCGGACTACGCCGTCATCTCGAACCGTGCCCTGTCAGACAAGCGTTTGAGTTGGAAGGCCCGTGGTGTGCTCGCCTACTTGCTCACCAAGCCTGACGGCTGGGAGGTCATGGTTGCCGAGCTGATCGGTGCCAGCCCAGACGGTCGCCGTGTCATCGACAGCGCACTCGATGAGTTGGAGACGTGCGGTTATCTAGTGCGACCCGACCAGGCCAAGGATGAAACAGGGCGATTTTCGGCGGTATCAATCGAGGTGTGGGAGGAGCCTGTCGGTGGCTATCCGTCGCGCGAAAACGCCAACGGGTCCCACCAGGGAGTTCGCGCGAAAGTCCAGGTCGGCACCGATGGCGGTTTTCCGTCAACGGATAACGCGCGCCTAGTAAGTACTGAAGTAGTAAGTACTGAAACAATTGCCGATGCCCCTATTCGGGGCAATCAGCGCCCCCCAGACCTTCTCTGGGAAGCTGTCGTGCGAGAGGTTGGGATCGACCTCGACCGCGTGACCTCGTCTGCCCGCGGCGGGATCAACGCTGCGGTCGGGCAGCTCCGACGGGTGGGGGCGAACGCGGACGACATCGGACCCGCGGCCAAGGCTTACGCGAGGAAGTTCCCCGGTGCAGCGCTAACGGCGACTGCGCTCGCCAAACACTGGCCCACTCTCGGCGGGTCGTCACGTCCCCAACCCGTCGACTGTGTTCGCTGCGGCAGGCCACTCGGTGCCAGCCGTCAAGATTCCCAAGCGGGGCCAGTGTGCCCAGGAGGATGCACGTGAGTTACGTCGACGTGGTGGGCGTCCCGCGCCCCGATTGGTTCGATGACTGGGTCGCCTACTGCTTCGACTTCCAGAGCGATCTAGCGGCGAAAGCCGGTCTGCTCCCCGGCGCGATCGGCACCGACAGAGGGACCTTCGACCAGCTCAAAAGTCACGGGTTGATCGTCGGCGACTACGACGCCAACCCCGACGTGGTTTTCGATCTCATCAACAACCAGTGGGGAAAGTTCATGCGCGAATGGATGAATAAGCAGGGGATGTACGCGTGACCACCGCCGTCGAGAAGCAGGGCGCTATCCGCATGATCGAGCTGGTGACGCTGCTCCGAGCTCGCGAGTCGACCGGGAACGAGGACCCGGCGTGGCAGCGGTTCATGGCCGAGCTGATGGACGAGTCGAAGATGGTCGACAACATGCTCGCGCTGGCCGTGGAAACGTCGGTCCTGGTGGGCGCTTTCGACGAGGACGGGCTACGAGCCGTCGCGTTGCACCTGGCGAGGGAAGATGGGAGCAAAGAAACGTGAGATGGGACGAGCTGGTGGACAGCCTCGAAGTTCAGTTCGGCTCACCCGTTCCACCCGACGCCGTGGTCTTGGTGAGCGACGACGAGAACGCTGAGGTCTACGACGTGGAGACAGCAGAAAGTGGTACCGGACATGGGGTCGGCCACAACGAAGAAGGCCCTGTTGTATATCTGCACTTCGGGATGGGGGGCTGATGCCGAATAATCCGAGTCAGAAAAGTCAACGTGACTGAAGAACCCGAGCAGCCAATCCGACGCATCGGGGCTATGTCCGCTGCAGCAGCCCCGTTCGACCACCAGCCCGAGGCCGTGAAGCCGTCGAGTGTGATCGCGGACATCTGCCTCGCGGTCGGCATGGTCGTCGTGACTCTCGGCTGGATCGCGGTGGTGGGCCTGGGTGTGTACGCGCTGGCACGATTGGTGATCGGGTGAAACGCACCGAGCTGAAACGGGGGACCAAGGGCCTGACCCGTAAGCCGTCGGCGCACAAACTCGACTACGAAGCCGAGCTAGACGCGATCACCCCGGCGCTACGTTTACGCGCGCGCAATCGCTGCGAAGCGTGCCGGACGCCACTCGGCCTAGACGAAGGGGAGCGCCACCATCGGATACGCCGCGGTCAGGGTGGCACGAACACGCTCGATTGCCTGGTACTGCTTTGCCGCCGCTGCCACGGGTGGATTCACCGACACGTCAGCATTGCGAAGTCGTGCGGCTACCTGGTCCCAAGTTGGGGCGATCTGGACCAGCCGTTGTGGCCCCGGACACTCGTGGAGGCGATGGGCCGGTGACGACGATTGTTGACTGGGTGGTAGCGCCTCTGTTCGTCATCGGATTCGCTGTGGGGTTCTACTGGCTTCTGGAGCGAGCGACCCGGTGATCGACGAATGCGAGCACACATTGATAACCGTCCACCGCGTCGTCGATGACTGCCGCGTCACCTACACCGACCTCGTCCACAACACGCGCATGGAGGACTACATGAGCGCCGAACGCCTAGCCCCCGGCGACATACAGAGGCTCGAGGAGTGGCCGATCCGTCTGCGCCATCGCTGGTGGGAACGAAACCCTCACAGACCCGAATGGGATCGAGCAGGACAAGGGAGGCAACCATGAAGCACCCGATCGACGAAGCGCCCCTGGAGGAGGGACGGTCGAAGATGGCGCACGCGTCGAGGGTCAGGAACCGGTGAACCGGTCGAAACAAAAAGGCACCGCGTTCGAGTCAGCCCTGGTCGACTACCTGCGTGCCAACGGGTTCCCGCGTGCCGAGCGTCGCGCCCAACGCGGGACGCTGGACGCCGGGGATATCGCCGGGTTGCCCGCCACGATCGAGGCGAAGAACTGCAAGCTCACGGAACTAGGACCTTGGATGGACGAGGCGAAGACCGAGGCGAAGAACGCTGGGACCGCCCTCTACGCCGTGGTCCACAAGCGCCGCCAGCACTCGACCGCCGAATCGTTCGTCACGCTCCCGCTGCACCTGTTCGTCGAGATGTTGGTCTATGTCGACGCCCCCTAAACCACTAGGCTCCCAGCTATGACCCCCCGAACCCTGTCCCCGTCTGCGCGCAAGAAGCTGCTGGCCGAGATTGCCGCGCGCGCTGAGGAACTGCGCGCGGGAAAGGTTCTACGGGCCGAGCAGAACAAAGCCTTCTGCGCCGCGTACAGGGCCGGGATTGGTTGCCGGGAGATAGCCAACGCTGCGGGGATCGCGAACGACCAGGCGGTACGGGACGTGATTCGTCGAGCTGGGTTGTGACAGCCGACCCCGAGTTTTCGATCGCCTACATGCCCCTCCATGAACTGCGGCCAGCGAAACGCAATGTCAAGGGCCACGATCAGGCCGGGATCGACCAGTCAATGCAGCGATTCGGGTTCGCGTCGACGCCGATGATCGACGAGCGGACAGGGCTGCTCGAAGCGGGCCACGGTCGGATCAAGACGCTCCTCGACAAGCACTGGATCGGCGGGGACCCCCCTGCGGGCATCCGGGTCCGCGAGGACGGCGAGTGGTTGGTCCCGGTCCAGCGCGGATGGGCGAGCGAAAACGACGCCGAAGCCGAGGCATACGGGCTGGCCGATAATCGCCTGACCGAAGTCGGGGGATGGGACGACACTCTCGCCGAGATGTTGGAGTCGATGACCGAAACACCCAAGGGGCTCGACGGCACCGGGTTCACCTATGACGATCTGGAACGGCTGTTGCCGAAGCCGTCCGACGACGACACCAGCCCGCAACTGAACGAGATGTTGTTCCAGGTGGTCGTGGAATGCACCGACGAGCTCGATCAGCGCGAGGTCATCGAACAGTTGGAGAAGGAAGGCCGGACGGTCCGCGCATTGTCAATGTGAAGGGAGCGCGATGCATCTATCCGCCACGGTCAGCGTCGAGATTCCGAGCAGCGGACGAACCCACCAGCTCGAGGCGTTATTCGATGTCCCACGGGCAGCCCGCCAGACCCTTTCCTGGGAAGCCGACCTGCCGATCGAGGACCGGGACTGGTCGGTCGGCCTGATCGTCGGTCCCTCGGGGGCTGGGAAGTCGACCGCGGCCAGAGAGTTGTTCGGCCTGCCCGAGCCGTTCGAGTGGGACGGTCGGCCGGTCATCGACAACTTCCGCGCCGACCTGTCGATGGAAACCATCTCCTCGGTCTGCCAAGCCGTCGGGTTCAACACCATTCCGGCCTGGATGCGCCCTTACGGCGTTCTAAGCACCGGGGAGCAGTTCCGGGTCACCCTGGCCCGCACGTTGGCTGAGAGTGAGCCACAGGGCCTTCTGGTGCTCGACGAGTTCACGTCGGTGATCGACCGCCAGGTGGCGAAGATCGGCAGCCACGCCGCGCAGAAGTGGGTCCGAAAGAACGGTCGTCAGTTTGTGGCGGTGACCTGTCACTACGACGTGCTCGACTGGCTCCAACCGGACTGGGTGTTCCAACCGGCCACCCTCGATTTCGCCTGGAGGTCGGTTCAACCCCGCCCCAAGCTCGAAGTCGCCATCGAGCCGGTGGACTTTTCGGCATGGGCGCTATTCGCTCCGTTTCACTATCTGACCGCCGAGTTGAACAAGTCGGCGCGGTGCTTCGTGCTGTTCGTGGAGGATGAGCCGGCAGCGTTCGCCGGGGTGCTGCACCGACCCCACGCCAAGGCCAAGAACATCAAAGGCCTGTCGCGGCTGGTGACGCTGCCCGACTGGCAGGGGCTCGGACTGGCGTTCGTTCTCACCGATCGTCTTGCCGGGGCGTACTCGTCTGCGGGGTTTCGGTTCCGCACCTACCCGGCCCACCCGGCGCTCATCCACGCCTTCGATCGCTCGCCGGTCTATCGGCTCGAACAAAGGCCGGGGACGGCCACGAGCGGTCGGGTCAGATCGGGTCGGGACGCGGGTGGTCGCAGACTCGGGAACGACTGGCGACAGGGGTCCCGTCCCTGTGCCGTGTTCGAGTACGCCGGGCCGTCAGACGACGAGGCTTGTTCAGCCCTGATCCGGTGATCACTCAGGGCCGTGGGAATCTCACCCTGAGTGACGATCGGGGATTGTCATGAAATGGCAATGACCCTCGTGGCGCCTCGTGTCATCCTGGCCCTAGTCCACTAGGGGGGTCTGATAGAGTTGTGTTTGTGAAGTTCACCCAAGGGAACGCCGTCCTCAAGTCACTCCGAGCTGACGGGTCGAGTTTCGATCATGTCGACGACGCCAGTCCCCGCGTTCTGAAGGCCCTCACGGTCAAGCAACCGTGGGCCAGTCTCATCGTCGAAGGGTTCAAGGACGTCGAGAATCGGACGTGGCGAACCCATTACCGAGGACCGCTCTACGTTCACGCCGCCCTCCGCGACGACACCGAAGCCTCCGAACTGCTCTCCCTCGGCGATCCCGTGATCCGAGGCGCCATCATCGGCACGGTCGAAGTCGTCGATTGTGTTCGCGACTCAGACAGCGAATGGGCCGAGCTCGACTGCTGGCATTGGCTCCTCGACTACCCGGCCACCCTCGACGAACCGATCCCGATGAAAGGGAGCCTGGGGTTGTGGACGCCAAGACTTGCCCTAGTCGGTTAGGGGTGGTATTCTCGCGCGCAGTACCCAAGGAGGCAGCATGACCGTTACCCGCAATGGGGCCTGGCGAGTGATCCAGGCTTACGTCGAAGCCATACTAGGCGTAGAGGGTTTCGCTACATCGACGAGCGACAAAAGCATCGCCCAGCGTCACGGCCTGCTCGAGCTGCTCAAGGTGTACCGGCAGGCGGATTCCGTCCTCGACGATCCCGAACCCGACATGGACGCCTATCGGCTCAACCCTCCCCCTACCGTCATGGACGAGTGGGCCGAATACGCCGAGCGTTACTAGCCCCCCAAGGAGCGACATGCCGATGACCCCCGAAGATCAGAAGCTCGCAGACAAAGCGCACGCCCTCGTGCAGGATCGTCAGCGTAAATACTTTCTCGACCGCGCCGCGTCGTTGCGAACCCAGGCTGCCAAGAAGGTGACCGAGGCCGCCAAGTACGACGCGATGGCCAAGGCCCTCGAACCCCCGCCCACGACATGACCCGCGGCGAGCAGCGAGCCATCGCCCACGAGGCAGCCGTCGCGGCTGGTGTACGCCGGACCCGCGGAGCGCGGGAGCAGGACCGGGCCAGAATCGCCTCAGACCCCTCCCGGTGGCCCTATGGGACCGTTGGGGGCGCGCTGGCCTACCTGGCTGGCTCCGACTCGATCCAGGCCCTCTCAGCGAGCCTCGGGATTCCGGTCCTCGAGCCGGGCGAAGTGCGAGCATGGTGCGCGCGACAACGTCGGAGGTCTATGGGCTGAACGAACATTCGGGACCAAGCACCGCGCGCAACCTGGACGCCCCGAGCGTCATGGCACCGGCCGTTTACCGGAAGGCCGACAGGCGAACGCACCAGCGGCGCATCCCCAACGAGCAGAGAGGACGCGGGAGAAGTCGGCCCGCACGATCGACGGGAGTTGGCACATGCGCCGACCAACCTTTACAGAGAGAAGTGCGAAGTGGTTTTGGATTCACTGGCCGCTAGTGGGAGCGATGGCAATCGTGGCGGCGCTCGTCACGAGCCTGGCGCTGATGCCTGGACCGTCAGCCGGGTCTTCCAGTACCGCGGCGCTGGTATCTGGCAATGGCAGATCGACACCAGTCACGAAGGCTCTGTCGTCAGCCCGTGGGCTCCGCTCATGGCAGCAGACGTTCGTCCCACCGACAACGACGACCACCGCACCGCCTTTACCGGCTCCATCCCCGCAGGCTTCGTACACACCGACGACCGCGACGCCTGCGGCCGCTCCTGCGCCCACGTCGGAGGGCTCTGGTGACTGCTCGCCCGACGAGGACTATGCCCTCGACGCGACCACCACGGACACGCCGGATTGGTGCGCGATCCGAGACGCCGAGAATGGCGGAAGCTACGGCGCTCCGTGTGGTGCCTACGGGTTCACCTTCGCCTACCCGGCCGATCCGGCGGCTCAGGATGCCTTGGCCCTTCAACTCTTCGCGGAGAACCACGACCACTTCAGTGGGACGTGGAACAACCCACAGACGGCTAGCGAAGGTGGGCCGCTCCAATAGCTTCCCGCGGTGCATTCGGCCATGACCGACGAACAGTGGGAACCAAGCCGCCGGGCGGTCACGGAAGCGGTGAGGGTGTATTGGGCCAACGCTGGATCGACCAACGCGAGCATGGCGTGGTCACCAGGGTCGGCCGACAGCCTCATGCGCGCTGCCCTCAAAGCCGCTTACGTCACGGATCACCCTCGGCGTTGTGAAGCGCACCTTGTTCATGGCTCGACTGGCACAAAGGTGTCCCTGAGTACTGGACGACGTTTCGCCGCCGACACCCCATCGGTGTGGGGCGACGGCAGGTACGCCGAGGTCACCACTATTCGATGCGGCCTGCCCATTGACCACGACGGGCCTCATGTCCCAGACGTCCCAGACACATGCTGGCGATCCGATGACTGAGCAGTCTCTTTCTCCTGAACTAAACACCGACGGTGATGAGTGTGACGGTCCGTTTTATTGTCCGCATGGCACCGAGGTCGAGATCCCAGGGGGCGCGTGTTATTGGTGTGCCCAGGAGGATGCCTACGATGGCGACTGAACCGGTATACCCCCAGGACACGGTTCACCATGCGTGGCTAGCCGGGCCGAGTTCCCCGAGTCTTGTACCGCGTGTCAGTCCGTGACTGACGCTGTGAGGGGCGCAACCCTCTACGTCAAGCGCACGAAACTCGGCCCGACCATCGGTCGGCGGTGCCAAGACTGGCCTCTGCCGGTGCATGATGGGTGGGTTCTCTTTTGGTATCGAGGTCGGCCGCACTTTGACCGCGTAATGGCAAAGACGAGGCAGCCGTGACTGAATCTTTCACTTCCAATGCTCCTGATCTATTCAACGAAAGGACCCCATGATCGAGATCAAACACTGGGACGGTCGGGTCCTCTACACGGCCAAGAGCGCCGCTGACGTCCGTACCGCGGTGGTGGAGGCGGTGAAATCCAGGGCCAACCTCTCCGGGGCCAACCTCTTCGGGGCCAACCTCTCCGGGGCCAACCTCTCCGGGGCCAACCTCTTCGGGGCCTACCTCTTCGGGGCCTACCTCTCCGGGGCCAACCTCTTCGGGGCCTACCTCTCCGGGGCCTACCTCTCCGGGGCCAACCTCTCCGGGGCCAACCTCTTCGGGGCCAACCTCTCCGGGGCCAACCTCTCCAGGGCCAACCTCTCCGGGGCCTACCTCTCCGGGGCCAACCTCTCCGGGGCCAACCTCTCCGGGGCCAACCTCTTCGGGGCCTACCTCTTCGGGGCCGACCTCTCCGGGGCCAAGGGGATCAACAGGTACCTCACGACTCCGCTGCACATGCTCATGGATCAGCCCGGCCCCATCCGCGCCTACAAGCTCGTGGGTGCCAGCGGTGGAGGGCCGTTCCGGGGAGGGGTCAAGTACGTCGTCGGCAAGACGGTCAAGGTGAAAGACGCCAACACCAACGAGTCAGATCACTGCGGGGCTGGCATCAACGTCGCATCGCTCGATTGGTGCATGAAGGAGTGGCGTACCGGCTACCGCATTCTGCTCGTGGAGTTCACAGCGGCCGACATTGCCTGTATCCCGATGGCGAGCGACGGGAAGTTCCGCGTGCATCGCTGCGACGTGGTGGGCGAGAAGGACTTGGCCGAGTTGGGACTACTTGAAGCCGAGAAGGTCGATGCCTGAATCTTCCACTTCATCTTCGCCCCAGGCACGCCCTGAGCAGGGTAAAATGGCCCCCGGAGAGGGAGGAAGCCGCGAGGCCCCTCGGAAGGGTTCGGCCCCAGTGCGCCGGGCCCGTGATATGGCCTCTCCGCCTTTCGCTTCACCCTGGCGCAAGTCGCACAAGTTCGACCGGGTTGCTCTCCCGATCGCTGACCGGCACTACAACCGGCGGAAGCCTGGTTCGCCCCAGTTCTGCCCGCCGGGCCGCACCGTTGTATTGCTGGCGCCCCACGCCCTCTGGGTGACCTCCTGGCCCTTCGCTGAATACACGAAGCACGACTGGCCCGGAGCCTGGATCAACTCTCTATTCCGCAATGAGGGGGAGGGACTGGCCAGTGACCTGATCCGTCTGGCCGTCGCACACACCCGATCGGTCTGGGAGCCACCCGAGCTCGGCATGGTGACCTTCGTGGACCCGAAGAAGGTTCGCGGAAAGAAGGACCCCGGCTACTGCTACCTGATGGCGGGGTTCACGCTCGTCGGTAAGACCAAGGGTGGGCTGCTCGCCTGGCAGATGTTGCCCGAGGTGATGCCCGAACCGTTGCCGATCCCGAGCGATCAAGCGTCCTTCGACCTCGTGGGGGTGATCTAGTTGTCCACATCTTCGGTTTCTTGTCGGCGGTGCGGGGAGTCCTGGCACGCAACAGACGTGCGGTGGCTTGACCCATGCCTAAACGGAGGTTCGCACGATCCAGTGTTGTCCACATCTAAACCGATGAGTGGTCACCAGCGGCCCGTTCGTGGAGCGACGGACGTATGGCTAACGCCACCGGAGATGATCGAGGCGCTGGGACCATTCGACCTAGATCCCTGTGCTGCTGTGGGCCAGCCCTGGCCGACGGCAGCCAAGCACTACACGGTCGAGGATGATGGACTGTCCCACGAGTGGGAGGGGTTCGTGTGGTGTAATCCACCGTTCGGTCCCGACGCCGAGAAGTGGTTGATGCGGCTTGCCAAACATGGCAATGGGATCGGATTGTGTCCCGCTCGGACTGAGACTCGCTGGTTTGTCAATACCGTCTGGAACGAAGCTCGGGCGATCCTGTTTCTCCACGGTCGGCCGTACTTCCATCGACCCGATGGGGTTCGTGGACACGCCAACAGCGGAGCGCCGATTTGCCTCGTGGCTTACGGGCTTCTCGGCTATGAACGCCTGAGTCACGGTGGACTCACCGGAACGCTGGTGGCGGGTTGGAACGAGATAGGCCCACAGGTTTCGAGCAGGGACGGGCGTTCTTATGGACACTCCTCGGCGGCAACGTCGGGTGGTGGGGGTAACCCGGATGCGCCTTTCCCTGCTCGGATACATCCACAGAACGGTTGACGACTGATGTCCACAAACATTCATCCGCACCCCGACGATGCCCAAGCTGTTATCGAGTCGCTGGTCGGTCAACGGTTCAGGCTTGAAACCGAACGCGACGCCCTGGTGGCTGTAGTCGGTGCGGCGGTCGTTGTGAGCGATTCCAACTTCCGACGCTTGGAGTCGAGTCTCCGTAAGAGCGGATGGGTCGAGCAGGCCGACAAGGTGCAGGCGTTCCGCAAGGTGCTGGAGGACTACAACCAGCTAAATCCACAGAACGGTGACGGCTGATGTCCACGAAGATGCATGACGACGCGGTGTCAGCGGTGGCCGTAGAGATAGCCCACTCATTGCTACCGGGTGAAGATGGCGCCCTCCACTTTGACGCACCCGCCATCGTCCAGGCAGTCCTCGACGCCATCGGTTACGACGCCCTGGTGCAAGACCGTGATTCTGAGTATTCAATGCGACACATCTTGCAGTCCGAGTGCGACGCCCTGGTGGCCGAGCGGGACCGGCTGCGGGAGGCGCTACGGATCATCGAGCGGTCGATAGCTGGCGATGCCCAAGGGCTACAACGCATTGCCCGGGGTGCTTTGGGCGAGGAGGAACCCAAGCGTCATTTCCAAGTCGGTTTCAAGGGCGGTCCCTGGGATGGTCAGTTCTACGAGGTGGAGCACATCATGGGTCCCGTCTTCGCTGTAGGTCATCTCGTTGGCAACCACTACTGGTTCGACTCCAACAGCGGGAACAAGCCCACCTATCACTGGGATGGCACCGAGTGGGCCGTCAAAGACGGCATACATCCACAGGACGGTGATGGCTGATGTCCACAACTAACAAAGTCAGCTCCGTTCATCCGCACGAGCCGGAGCAGGCCCCCATCTACGACCCGCAGGGGCGGTGCCTTGTGTGCTCCCGGCTCTACTGGACAGCGGAGGCCGAACGGTGGGAAGGGCTGGCGAAGCAGATCGAGCGGGAACGCGACGCCCTGGTGGATGTCCTGATAACGGCTCGCTGGCATTGGGAGGAGTGCGAACACGAGGGCGAAGGTGAGTGCTGTATGGAGGCGAACCGGGCGCTGGTTGCGGTAATCCCACAGGACGAAGACGACGGGGCGGAGTGCCTCGGTCCCGAGGGCGACTGCGTTGACAGCCACGTCCCGCCGTGTCCCCTTGCTGGCATAGATCCACAGATGTATTCCGAGGAGGAGAGCGATGCTTGATTGGGTCATGGCCGGCGGTTGCGCGGTGTTCGTGTTTCTGTACGCCAGCATTGCGGTCGCTGTCTACAAGGTCCGCCGAGCGTCACCTCGGGACTCTGGCGTGGCGGACTGCTCGGACTGCCGTGGGGGCACGAAAAGAGGCACCCACTGCTGGCACTACGAGACGGCTCACGAACCCGCTAGGGCTGCCCGCGTGGAAAGACAATGGGACATCGCTGCCCGTTGGTTCGGTGCGTTCTGGGTGTTTGTCGGGGTCGGACTCGCGATAGCACGGACCTCGGTCCTGCTCGCCCGAGCAGCGTCAGTGGGGCCGTCGCTCACTGGACAGAGGATCGCCCATGCCCTTACGGGCCGAGATGAGAGGCACAGGGGGCTACAGGATCGGATCGCTGAGCTTGAGGCCGAACTCGGTATAGATCCTCTCGAAGATGCAAAGGAGTGACGATGGCAACAGACCCCTATCCCTTGGCCTACCTGCATCAGTCCCGCTATCAGATCGGTGATGTGGTGTTCGGCCTTCGCATCTACCCCCGCAAATACTGGTCGCTCTGTGGAGTATGCGGCGGCACCGGCCGGGTAGCGGTGGTGTGCCAGGAGGAAGGTCACGAGGAGGTCACGACCTATTGCCCTGACCGCAAATGCAGCTCCGGCAAGGTGCTGTTGCAACAGGGTTCCTATTTCGGTATCGAACAACTGACGCTCGGGATGCTGCGAGTCCAGGCTGGTTTCGACCCCCATGTGGAGTACATGGCCCACGAGACGGGTGTCGGTAGCGGGCAGGTCTGGAAAGAGGAGACCCTGTTCCCCACCCCAGAAGACGCCGAAGCGGTCGCCCGTGGTCAGGGGGCCGTCATGGAGAAGGAGTTGCAGGTCTGATGCGAATTACAAACCGAAGAAACCGATGAGAGAACTCTGGCGAAGTGCCCGCGAGTTATGGGCCGATAGCCCCATCCACTTCTTTCTGTTTGTCGTTGTCGGTGGGATCATCGTGGCAGTTCTTGTCGTGGCGATTACGAAATAGCGAAAGAAGATGCCGGATGAATGACCGAATGGATTGGGCCGAGCTGTTGGACCATCTCTGTGACCCTCACGGCCATGCCCAGGATCGAGAGCAGGTTAGTAGTTGTGGCAAAGGGGACGTGTTCCATCGCAGGGAAGCCGCGGACGACCGTCACGCTCAGTTACACAAGGCTCAGGTGCGTGGCGAAGATGGGAGCAAAGAGACATGACCACCACCATCGAGATCGCTGGGCGTTTGTATCCGGCCAGTTGGGTCATAGAACGCCGGGTGCTGGGGGAAACGTCGGTGTGGGATGCCCAGTTGCCGTTGGAGACAGGGATGGTCGTGGGCATCACGAAATGGGACGACGGCGAAGTGATGATGGACCTGTTGACCCCCAAAGAGGCGTCACGAGAATGGGGTGACCATTTGGACTCCGTGCCAAGTGCCACCTTCGACGGCATCGAAAGTGACGTGCCGAACGTCTTGCGGGAGTGGTCCTGTGTCTGACCCCGTGCGAAGTTCGAGTCATGTTCGCACCGAGCCGTGGCCGAACGCGCACGAGCGTAGAACCCTGCGGCGCTGGAAGGGCACGGTGGTCGACCCGGCCCGCATGTTCGACCGGCTACTGACCGTGATCGAGGAACTGGAAGGCCGCCTAGAGCGGGCTGAGGCGATGGTGGAGGCAGATCGGACGTACATCGAGGCTCGCGAACTACTGGTCGCTCGGCGTGCAGCGGGGATGCCGGAACGGGAGGACTGTATGCGGGCCGAGCGGGACGCTCGCTTGCGTCGTGAGGCTGCTCTTGCCGCTTACGACAGCGAAGTTGGCGACGAAGATGCCTGACGCCGTGCAGTGGGCCGAAACGCACCGGACGCGTCTGAACGAAAACAAGATGACCCTGCTTCTCACCTCGTTCGCTCAGGTAGGCAATCTGTTGCTCGCTGGTGTCGGGCTTGAGAAGGGTGGGCGGGTCAAAACGATCGACTCAGCGGGAGTCAAGTGGAAGCACCTACAGAACTGCACGCTGCTCGAACTGTGCAGTTTCATGGCCGATCTGGGGATCTACGGGTTGGAATCCGGCGTGGACCACGGTGAAATCTGGTACTCGATTTCCATTGGCGGCGAGATGGCTATTACCGCCGAGGGCGCTCGGCTGAGACACATCAGCGTCGGAGAGTTCGAGAACGTCGAGGTGCGAACATGATGGCAACTTCGCACGTCCCCATCCATGAGCCGGTGATCCTCGCCGATGGTGGTCCGTGGGCGATACACGACATGGCCTGCGCTGTCTGCCGCACAGAGAAGGCGGTCATCGACGTAGGCACCGGCATCTTCCATCCGTGTTGGAACTGCCAGGAGGACGGCTGGCACCTGATCGGGCCAGCTCGCGGCTTGCGTCGGGTTTTCGAGTTCATCGCCAGCGGGGGCTACTCCGAACTGAGGCGACCGAAATGACCTCCGACCAGGATAGTTGCAGGGGATTAGACCGTGGCTAGACCCGAGCAAGTTTCGTGACGATCAACCAGGCGATCCTCCAAGCTTGCCGCGAGGTCCAGCAATGCCTCGACGGGCACCACATGTGGCGCGTCGTCCCCGTTGCCGGCTACGTGCGGAATGTCCCGGTGAGGGTTGGGGATCGCGTCTGCCGCTCCTGCAAGTCCATCGAAAGCCGGCCCAACCTGGGCATCGGGAACGTGATTCCGAACGCTCGGCCTGGCTGTTCGCGATATACTCGCGCGCGGGAAATCCGGTACTCGGACGGAGATTCGTGATGGCACAAACGGCGGTGCTTTTTGAGCCTAGTCCATCGCCACTACCTGGACCCGCGCTGCGCGCAGAAATACCTCGCTGATGCCTCGACCTGTGGGCAGACCGAAGAAGCCCCCGACCACCGTGCTCGCCATTCGTATGGAGCCGGAACTGCTCGCCATCCTTGACAAAGATCGCGGCGATGTCTCGCGGCAGGACTGGCTGCGACGGTTGATTCAGGGCCACGCGATCCTGACCGAGAAGCGGGAACGCAAGACGCTCCTTGGCAAAATAGACGAACGCCAGAAGGCCGAAATGCCGATCATCGTGACCGGCGGGACCAAGAAGCAACTGGCGAAGATCAAGCAGGTCAACCGTCATGCTCCGACCTGTTCGTGTGCGGTATGCAAGCCCTAAGTACCACCGTGGGTAATACTGGAAGGGTGATCGAGGTCCGATTGACGCACGCTGAAATCGAGTGGGCCGACCACGTAGCGCGCGAGCGGACGCGGGTGAACGCCAGCCACGCGCACTCGGACGGGATCACCGACGCCACCTCCCTGTTCGTCGACACGGTAGGGGCAAGGTCCGAGGCGGCCGTCTCCCATGCGTTCCCGCATCTGACCTGGTATGACCTGGTGGAAGATTTCACCACAGTCCCGGGCGACGTCGGGCCCTACCAAATCCGAGGGACCCAGCACCGCAACGGACGATTGTGGGTGTACGAAAACGACGACAACGCGGCACCGTTCATCCTGGTCATCGACAAGTGCCCGTTCTTCACCCTGGTCGGCTGGCTGTACGGGGGCGAAGCGAAGCGCTGGCCGATCGACCGGCAGTTTGCGCGCGCAGCTCATTGGGTGCCGCAACGAGTAAACGCGCGCAGCAACCTCCATCCGATGGAGTCGCTGCCTGCGGCCGAGATGCTGGAGTCGGTATGACCCAAGCCCTCGTCGCGGTCGATCTTGAAAACTGCCCCGAGTGCGAGGCGATCCTCGACGTGGTGATCTGCCACGAGCCGGCCTTGTTGCGAGGCGGTGGGTACGGAGCCACCAGGCGTATCATCCGATTGGCCTGCAACCTCTGCGGGTTCGGGATGACCCGGGAGACGAGCGAAGTCCAGCCAGACCTATGAACCTCTCGCCGACTCCTCGACCTTTCCATTGTGAGAAGTGCGGCCAGGATCACGAACGATGCCTGGGCCACAAGAGGGACGGCAACCCGTGCGGCAGATGGTCGAACGACGGGCTCGATGTGTGCAACACCCACGGCGCTCGGGCACCCCAGGTCAAAGCCGCAGGTCAGCGAAGGGTCGAGACAGCCAAGGCCGAGATTGCGGTCAGGACTTACGGGCTCGCTGTTGACATTGATCCGTTCGACGCCATCCTCGACGAGATAGCTCGCACCTACGGGCACGTCCTGTGGCTGGCCGACATCATCGCTGCGCTCGAGGAGAAGGCGCTGGCCTTCGGCCCGACCGAAACCTCGGTGACCGAATCGACCGTGGAACGTGCGCGCGGAAACACCCGGACAGCCACGGCGTCGGCCGGGGTCAATGTGTGGGTAGAGCTCTACCAATGGGAGCGAAAGCACCTGGTCGACGTATCGAAGACGGCGATCCTGTGCGGGCTGGCCGAGCGTGAGGTCGAGATGGCCGAGCAGCAGGGCAACATGATCGCGGCCCTGCTCAACGCGGTGTTCGGTGATCCAACACTCGATCTTTCCGAGGCGCAGCAGCAGTCGGCACGGGTCGTCGTCTCGAAGCACCTGCGTTCCCTGCCTCGAGCGGCGTGAGTTATCGCGCGCAGCACCCGCGCGCGATAACCCCATGACCCCAGTTATCGCGCGCAGCGCCCGCGCGCGAAAACCCGACCCGTTCCTCCTCGCCGCCGACCTACTCGATCCACCCCTCAACCTCTACCTTGACGATCCGGTGGGCTGGGTCGGTGAACGGCTTGGGGATCACCTGTGGTCCAAGCAGGTCGAGGTGGCACAGAGCGTGGCCGAGCATCGACTGACGGCTGTCCGGTCATCCCACGCCGTCGGAAAGAGTTACACCGCCGGCCGCCTTGCCGCGTGGTGGCTCGACACCCATCCACCCGGCGACGCGTTCGTGGTCACGACGGCACCCAGTGGGGCACAGGTCCGGGCGATCCTGTGGAAGGAAATCGGCCGGGCTCATCGCAAGGGCAAGCTGGCCGGCCGGGTCAACCAGACCGAGTGGTGGATTGGCGACGAGATGGTTGGCATGGGTCGCAAGCCCGCCGACTACGACCCCAACGCGTTCCAGGGCATTCACGCCACTCACGTGCTCGTCATCCTCGACGAAGCGGCGGGCGTCTCGGATCTGCTCTGGACGGCGGCCGGCTCGCTTACGGCCAACCGGTTCAGCCGCATCCTGGCGATCGGTAACCCGGAGGACTCCTCGAGCCACTTCGCCAAGGTCTGCCAGCCGGGGTCGGGGTGGAACGTGGTCCACATCTCGGCGTTCGATTCGCCCAACTTCACCGACGAGGCTGTCCCGACCTACCTCGCTGATCTACTCATCAGCCAGCCCTATCTCGACGACCTGATTGCCGACGGCTGTGGACCCGGGACACCGATCTGGCGATCCAAGGTCGAGGGGGAGTTCACCGAGGACGCGACGTCCGGCGTCGTCCCTCTCTCCATGCTGGCGGCCTGTCGCATCGAAGCCGACCACGAACCCGACGATCTGCTCCCGGTCGAGCTGGGCGTGGACGTTGGTGCGTCCGATGAAGGGGATATGACCGTTGTCCGTGAACGTCGCGGGGTCAAGGCCGGCCGGGTCTGGCGCACCCAGTCGAGCGACCCTGAAGTCGTGGTCGAGCACGTCTGGCAGGCCATCGTGGAAGCTGAGCCGTTGCGGGTGAAGATCGACTCGATAGGGATCGGTTGGGGAGTCGCCGGCCATTTGCGCGACAGGGTGCGCGAGGCGGGGCTGAACTGCGACATCGTATCGGTCAACGTCGCCATAGCCAGCTCCAAGCCCAGCCGGTTCCCCAGGCTGCGGGACGAACTTTGGTGGGAGGTGGGCCGGATGAACTCCGAGCAGCACACCTGGGACCTGTCGGCTATCGACGACCGAACCGCGGCCGACCTCATGGCCCCGAAGTGGGCACCGGACGCTCGAGGCCGTATCCAAGTCGAGCGCAAGGCCGACACCAAGAAGCGGCTGGGCAGATCGCCCGACGACGCCGACGCCTTGCTCCTCGCGTTCTATGGCACCGGGGCCAGCATCCAAGCCCCCACGGGACGTATCCCCATAGGCCCGTCTGGGTCGCGTGGCGGTGGCGATCGCTTCGCCGGGATGCCCGAACACATCAGGCGTGTGGCGGAGTCACAGTTGCGCCGACGTTGACGGCATAGGATTCCCGCGGTGATGGTGACCGGGTAATGGCGCGACTGAACCCGGTCAGCGTCGTCCGTCAACGTCGAGCTCGCAACGGCCCGATGTTCCGAGGCGTCCGTGACAACCGTGGCCTGACCGCCTCGGCTGCGACGATGGACCTGACCTCGAAGACCGAGGCACGGCGGGTGCGGTACCTGCGCTCGCGTGCTCAGTCCGACGCGTGGTGTGCAGACCCGGAAACCGAAATCCTGACGACTCGTGGTTGGCAGCACTACGGCGATCTGTCGGTGGGGGATCTAGTCCTGACCCTGAACCACGACACAGGGCTAAGCGAGTGGCAATCGGTCGAAGCAGTCAATGTATGGGAACCGGCTGAACGCGCCATGCTCAGCATGGAAGGGCGTCTTCATTCGTCGCTCACGACCCTTGATCATCGTTGGCCGGTTTTGGAACGTCGCGTTCCATGGATTACTTCGGATGAGACTCGGCGTCAGGCGCGCCTTCGTGGCTTACCACAGCCATCGAGTGATCCTCGGCCCCCTACGACGATCAAGCGGAGGTGGCGAACATCCGGTGATCTGACTAGCAACCACCCAATCATTACTGCTGCTCCGTGCATCGACCTCCCGACCGAGCCGAAATACACTGACGCATTTGTCGAACTGGTGGCGTGGTGGTGGACCGAGGGTCATTCTCGACCTGCTGGATACACCACGATCACCCAAAGCGTGAGAGTGAATCCTGGGTATGTCGATCGCATCCGGGCGGCGCTTACGATGACGTTCGGCCCAGCCGTTTTCACTACCCGTGGCGTGACGGAGCCAGCATGGCGTGAGTTTCGCGACGGCGGGTGTGCGGTGTTTGGCCTCAACGCACCGGCAGGCCGCCAACTGATGGCACATGGTGACGACCGCAAGGTAGTGACCTCGGAGTTCGTGCTGTCCCTTACCCGATCACAGTTGGAGCTGTTTATCCAGACGTCGGTTGACGGGGACGGCCATCGTGACGACGGGCGCAACGTAGTCGTGACTCAGAGCGTGCCCGAACGGCTGGACCCGCTGGCCTTGGCCGCGATTCTCACGGGTCGGACTCCGCACCTCTACCAGAAGAGAGAGAACGCCTGGGCGCTCCATCTGCGCGACAAGGCGACCATAAATCCTCTCGGGGCAGCGGCGAAGGATTGGGCACGAGCAGCGCGTGTCGAACGGGTGATGTTCGACGGCCCTGTGTGGTGCCCCACCACAGCCAACCGGACATGGCTTGCACGGCGGCGCGGAACGGTCTACTTCACCGGCAACAGCTACCGGAACACGGTCGGTGAAATCGGGTTCGCCCAACGCTTCCTCGCCAACTGCGCCGGCCGCATGAAGATTTACCCAGCCATCTACCCGGTCGGAACTTACGACCAGGACCCGGTACCGCTGAACGACGAGGAAGCCGGGCCGATTCCGCCGCAGATTCTCGACGCCGCACAGAACTCGATGGCGTCATTCGCCTCCGGTCGCGTGGCGATGAGCGAGCACATGGAGCGCATCTCGGCCCAGATCGCGATCGCAGGCGAGGGCTACATCGTCGGGACAACCGACGCGGTGGGCGATGAGTCATGGAACGTCCGCTCGATCGACGAAATCATGGTCAAGAACGACCGCTGGTATCTGCGCGAAGTCCCGACCACCTCCAACAACGACTTCGGCTGGGAGCCGCTCGACGACCCGACCAACACCTACATCGCCCGTTTCTGGACCCCGCATCCCCAGTTCAAGGTCATGGCCGATTCGCCCATGTTCGGCATCCTCGAAAGCTGCGAGGAGTTGCAAATCCTCCGCAAGACGCTCCGCGCCACCGGCAGGTCGCGGCTCATGTCGGGCATCTTGAAATGGCCGAAGGGCCTCAACGTCATGGGGATGCCCAACGACAACCGTGACCCCGTGGCGACGCCGGAAATCAAGGCGATCACCGACGCCATGATGGCCCCGATCGTCGATGAGGGTGTCGCCTCGGCCGTCGTCCCGCTGCTGGTGTCGGGCGAGGAAGGTCCGCTGTCGGGCTTGGAGTTCATGACCTTCCAGCGTCCCTTCGACGCCACGGTGTTGCAACGCATCGAGGCGCTCATCGGCTACATGGCAAACGGGCTTGACCTCCCAGCGCAGGTGCTCACGGGTATCGCAGATTTGAACCATTGGACTGCCTATATGGTCGACGACAACACCTGGCGCTACCACGTCGAGCACCACGTCCGGCAATGTGTCGATGCGATGGCGGTCGGGTTCTTGCGCGCTGCGATCATGGGCGCCGACGAGGTGCAGGGCCTCGACCCGATCATCGTCCGGCAGTTCGCCGCCCGCATCTGTGTCTGGTACGACCCGGTCGAACTGGTCACCCACCCCGACAAGACCCAGAACGCCCTCAACCTCTACGACCGCAAGGAGTTGTCCGGCGAATCACTGCGCGCCGCGGTCGGGTTCACCGAGGACGACAAGCCGACCCCCACCGAGTTCGTGGCCCGGCTCATCTCGGCCCAGCGAACCTGGCCCGCCAACGTCTCGCTGGCCGTGGTGGCCCGCGAGGACCCGAGCCTGACGATCCCGCCGATCACCGCCGCCGGCATGGTGCCGGGGATCAAAGCTGGCCTGGTGCAGGAAGCCGTCGCCCCAGCGCCCCCTGGAACGCCACCAGAACTGCCCCCAGGCGCTCCTACGCCCCCCGAACCGACTTCGCCCCCCGTCGCCCCACCGGCGCCCGAGGCAGCCCCTCAGCCGGTCCGTGGGCCCGCCCAGTCGACTCCACCGGGCATGGTGGCAGACGACGTGACGACGATGGCCGTCCACCCGCTCGGCCAAGCCCACCCGCGCCTCACCCCCAAGGCCCGCCAACTCTCGGCCAAGCTGACCGGGATCGACCGGGACCTGCGGGCGCGGTTACAGGTGCTCGCCTCGACCACGATCACCCGCGCGCTCGAACGCGCGGGGGCACAGCTCCGCACCAAGGTCCGCGGGTCGCGTGCCCTCACCGCCTCGATCCGCCCGGTCGCCAACACCCGCGTCGCGTTCACCCTCGGCCCCGAAGTCTCGGCGCAATACGGGCTCGACCCGCGGGCCACCTCTGCCGACCTGACCGAGTTGAAGCCGACGTTCGAGGCATGGGTCATGCAAGCCCAGGAAGGCGCGCTGGCAACGGCGCACCAACTCGCGGGCCCAGGTGGATCGACGGCCAAGCTCACCGCTGCGCGCGCGGCAATGGCGACTGCGCGCGATAACGCGTGGACCTACTTCGCCGCTCAGTTGCAGACGCTCTACGAGCAAGCCTTGTTCAAGGCTCAGCCCTCGATCGACAAGGGCACGCTGGCGCCGCTCGACCCCGAGACGGTGGTGCCGACTGGGGTTGTGCGCCGGACGCTCGCGGTTGCGGGAGGGTTGTCACCGACCAGCAAAGCGGTCACGGCCATCGTCGCTGCCGCGTTCGTGCCCCCGGTCGCTCCCATCCCGACAGCCGCCGATGACGCCGACGACGCGGGTGAAGCGGAAGCTGTGACCGACGCTGGCGTCGATACGACCACCGAAGGGCTCGGCGCGGGAATCATCCAGGGCATCGTGGCCCAGATCGGCGGAGGCCCGATCGTGTCGGACCTGCTCAGTGCAGCCGGGTCCGAACTCGCTGGGTACGTGTGGATGTGGGGCGGCGGCGGTCCGACAGGGGCATACCCCCCACATGAAGACCTCGACGGATTCGAGTTTCAGAACTGGGACGATCCTGGGCTCGCGGTGACAGGGGATTGGGACCCGAGCGGCACGGGCTTCGAGACGGTCGGATCGCACGATGGCTGCTCGTGCGATTTCGTCGTCCTCGCGACCGAAGGCACCGACACGGCAGACACCGGCGACGAGGAGAACACCCCATGACCCCTACCCGCGTGGCAGACTACCGAGGAGCGGAATGACCACCTACGAGCTGATCCAACGCCTGGCAAAGTTCCCGCCCGAGACGCGGATCGTCCACGGCGTGGACTGGTCCGACGATGTCGTGCTTGACGACTACACCGGGGTCACGGACGCCCCGCCGACGTTGGCACTCACCACGTCCGTGTCATCCGCCCCTCGCCAACGGGTTGAAGTCTGATGACGGACACCCTGTCCCGTTCCGCGATCGTTAACCAGTGGTATTCGGCGCTCGCCGCGGCCGGTCCTCCGCCCCCGGTCGCGGCAGCGCCACCTGCTCCTGCGAAGGCATCCCCGACCGCCGACGAACCGTTCGAGCCGCAGCCCTACCACGCCGACCCCGACGAAACGGTCCAGTGTCCGAAGTGCCAGAAAATGAACGACGTCGATGCGAGCTATTGCGATCAATGCGGTACAAAGCTGGCCGGCGATCCGGATGTGAAGATCATCGCCCCCGCCGCGCCTCCTGCCCCCGCTACGTCGACCATTAGAGGGGTCGCCTACGCGAGCAATGGGTACGCCATCCCGCCACCGCCCGAACCTGCCGCTGCACCTGCTCCTCCGCCAGCCACGAAGGCACCGACCACCGACGTCGACAACTCCGTGCCCTGTGCGAACACCCAGAGCGATGGGACGCCGTGCAACCACCTCGCGTCCGCGCACGACGACACCGCGACCGGAGCGAACACCGGCCCGTGCTCGATGCAGAACTGCGACTGCGCGGGCATGATGATCCCCGACCAGGACGAGGACCTCGAGGCGCCCGAGCCGGCAGCAGTTCCTGCGGGAGCAGCGTCGGCCGAAACGAGCGAGTGGGAAGTCCGCTCGACCGAGGCGCGTGGTCGTGGCACAGTCCCGCCCAACCTCGCACGGCTGCTCGACCGAGCCACCGAGGGCAATCGCTCCGCTCCACTGACGGCTGCCGCTCCGCCGGTTGCTCCTGCTCCCGAAGCCGCGCCGTCTGCACCGGCACTCCCTGGCCCGGCCGATCTGCCCCCGCTCGACGCGCTCGGCCCGGCGTTCAGCATCCCTGTCGCGGTGACCGAGGGCACGCTGACCGACGACGGCCGCACGATCGCCCCCAACGCGCTGACGTGGCGCGACCCGCCGATTCCGCTCATGTACCTCAAGCACACCCCCGAGATGGGTGGGCACGGTGGAGCGAAGCTGGTCGGGCGGATCAACACGATTACCCGCGGTGGCACGGTCATCTCGATGGAGGGCAACTTCCTCACCACGCCGGACGGGGCAGAGGCCGCAGCCGACCTCGGTGGTATGGGCCGCCTCGGCATCTCGATCGACGTGGGCAACGTGAGCGAGGACATCGAGCTACCGCCGATAGAGGGCGACGAGGAGTTCGACGGGCCGGTTGCTTCAGACCCGGTTGCCTCGCTGACCGCTGGCGTCATCATGGCCGCCTGTTATTCAGAAGACACTGAAGTCCTGACCGACAGTGGATGGAAGCGATTCATTGATCTGGTCAAAGGGGTGGACCAGGTGGCGAGCCGGAATCAGAAGACGGGGGCCTTTGAATGGGCCCACCCGACTGCCTATTTTGCCTTGGATTACACCGGGCCGATGGTGCACTTCTACGGCGGCCGCCGACGTAATCTCGATCTGTTGGTCACCCCAAACCACCGCATGCTCGTTCGAAGTCAAAAGACCGGCAAAGAGACGTTCGTTCGCGCCGATCATCTGGCATCCAGCACTAGCCTCTATTGGGGCATCCCTACTACGTCGGTCCCTAACGACGTTGACGTGGATACCTTCCGCATCGAAGGGGCGCGCCGCGGTGTTCCCCACGTCCTGACAATCAAAGGGGACACGTTCGCTGCCTTTATGGGTGCGTGGTTGGCCGAGGGGTCTATCGTCGCTGGGCGCGGAAGGGTGTACATAAGCCAGATCCCCAGTGGGCGTGGCCGTGAGGCGTACCGAACGATGTTGACAGACCTGTTGGGGCATGAGCCAAGTTCTGACGCCACTGGGTTGTACTTCCAGAACCGCGTGCTGGCCGACTACCTGGCGCGGTTCGGTCATGCAGCGGACAAGTTCATCCCCGACGAACTGAAGGATTTCTCTGCGCGTCAACTGCGCATCTTCTGGGATCACTACATGCTGGGCGATGGCTGCGCCAGCCGGCCAGAGAGCGTGACCGCGAGCGAACGTCTCGCTAACGACCTACAAGAGATTGCACAACGCATGGGCATGTGGGCCACAATCATTCCCCGTGACCCAAAGGGAGATTCTGTCCTAAGCGATGGTCGAATCATTCTCGAGGCGAACAAGCGCCGCCAGTTTGTCGTTGGGTTCCGCAATACAGGAGACGCTGGCCGTCATTCGTCCGAGGCGATCTGGGTTCGCCAGAATGAATCGGTGGACTATGACGGGACGGTGTATTGCGTGTCCGTTCCGAACGAGTCGCTTTATGTGCGCCGCAATGGCGTTCCTGCCTGGTGTGGCAACACCATGTGTACCCAGGCCGCGTTCCCTGGCGCGTACATCGTGCTCGGTGACGGCTCTGCACCGAACGCCGCCATTCCGCTCGAGCAGCCCAGCGCGGGCATGGGAATCGAAGGCATCCACGTCCTGTCCGGCCAGCCGTGTTGCGACGACTGCGAGGAAACCGACGCCCTGGTTGCCGCTGGTGCGATCGCTCCCATCCGACCTCCCACCGCGTGGTTCGTCGTGGACGAGCCGACCGAGCTGACACCGTTGCGGGTGACCGAAGCTGGCCAGGTCTACGGGCACATCCCGTGGAACCAGTGCCACACCGGGTTCACTGATCGCTGCGTCGTCGCTCCGCGCGGTGGGGCTTTCGGCTACGACCGGTTCTGTTCCGGCTATGTGCTGACCGACGAAGGCGACGAAATCCGCACAGGTCCGATCACCAGCGGCACGACCCACGGCGATGATGCGCGCGACTGGAACGACTGGTCGATCGAGCGCACCAAGCGCCACTACGCCGACACGGGCCACGCGGTTGCCGACGTAGTCGTGCGTGACGGGAAGCTCGGCATCTGGATGTGTGGGGCCATGCGCCCGACCGCAACCGACGAGGACTTCCGCACGATGCGCGCCTCGGTTGTCTCCCCCGATTGGCGTTGGGAGGGCAATCACCAGTCGATGGTCGCCGCGTTGGCGGTCAACTACGGCGGGTTCCCGACGCCGCGCATCCCGCGCATGAAGGCCGTGGTCGCTTCCGGGCACACCAAAGTCCTGGTGGCGTCGGGTGTCACCGAGCAGCTCGTTCTCCGTGCCGAGGAGGAGCAGGCCGAACCGACCGCCGATCAGCTCGTGTGGCGGGTCATGGCCCCGATTGTGACGTCGACCCTGCGCGCACGCATGAACCGAGTGAGGAGTCTGTAGATGAACTGGGACAAGACACGAACAGGCTTGATCGTTCCGCCTGATTACCGCGGCCGGCATGTAAAGACAACGGACCGCGATACCTGGGAGAAGTTGGTCCACGGTGGCGGGCTTGACGGCGCCACGATGCAGCCCTTTGCCCAGTACAGCGAGCAGGCGGTCCTTGCAGCTATGTTCGGAAACTGCCTCGGGATGGTCAAGACCGGCATCGCCGCCGCAGCCACCGCTCAGACCTCGGTCACCGCCGGGACCTTCGCCTCGGGCGGGGCAACGACCACCTGGGACTCGGCCACTCCCGCCGCGACCACGCTGTTCTTCGTCGGTACGCCAGGCTCGGGCGCGACGCAGAACCAATACACGGCCCCGCACCTGTTCGCGGCGACCGCGGTGACCGCTTCGCCGGCTGCCTTCACCATCCCCTCGCAGTCGATCGGGTTGGCCATCACCGCGGGCGACATCATCATGAACCTCGGGACGCTCGCCGCGCCGGCGCCGGCGTTCTTCAACAACACGCTGTATGTCGGGCTCACCACCCAGGCCGTGTCCGGTGCGACCCAGGCCAACGTGCTGTCGGGCGAACCGACGTCGACGGGTTCGTATGCCCGCGTCGTGCTGCCCAACAACCTGCTGACCTGGAACGCCGCCACGGCCGCCTCGCCCTCGGTGACGACGAACCTGGCCGTCGTCTCGTTTGCCTCGAGCTCGGCGGCATGGAGCACGGGCGTGACGAACCTGATCCAGGCGTTCATAAGCGATGCTCCAACTTTGGCCGGGGGCCACGTTCTCGCGTATGGAGCACTCGGAACCGCACAATCCGTGAACGCGGCGAGCATCGTGCTCTCGTTCGCAACCACAGTTTTCAGCGTCACTTTGACCTAGGAGAATCCCATGACCAACGAACAAGAGACCCTCGACGCCCTCAAGGCGCAGTGCCTCGAAGGCGAGAGTGACGACGAGCACGCCGCCCACGGCGAAGCACTCGGTGCTGCCTATGCCGCCTTCGCCGGTCGCCAGGTATCCAACCCCGCGACGCCGGGGGCGACGACCCAGATCGACGCCGCCGTGGTGGTGACCTCCGAAGACCCGGAGTAGCGCCGTGCCGTCTGTTTGCGGCCCGACGATTCATCCGTCGGACCACCACATGGCGGCGTGGTTCAAGCTCGCCAAAAGCACCGCCGCCGAACACGGCTATCCCGACGGCTGGTGGCGGTCGTGTCTCGTCTGCGGCCTCTACCAGAACACCTGGATCGACCCCAAGACACCTGACCACCGCGACGGGGACTGGGTGCGGTAGTGGCGATCACCCACGTACAGGACGGGACCCAGGCCACCATCACCGCGTCGGGGGTGACGGCAAACCTGTTCTCCGCCAACGTCATCGCGGGCAATGCCGTTTCCTTCGCCGCGTTCGGTGCGGCTGGAACCACCGCGTTCTCGGCGGCGTCGGGGCTCGGGATCACCACCTTCACGAAGGCCGTCGGTTCTCATAACTCAGGGTTCGAGTGTGAACTCTGGACCGGGTTTTCCTCGGCCGGTGGCTCCAAAGCCCTCACCCTGACGGGGCAGCAGTGGTACGCGGGTGGGTCGGAGTGGGCGGGGGCGACCTCGGCGGGGACCTTCACGGGTGCCACCGGAACGAGCACCGCCCCGGCCGTCAGTCCGTCTCCCGCCGCGGGCAACGCCGTCTTTTGCGCGATGGCGCTCGCCTCATCCGGTTCCACCGCGTCGCCGACGAGTCCGTGGACCTCAACGACTGCTGTAACCGGATTCGACTTCACCTGGCAGATCGTCGCCTCCGGTGGGTCGGTCACCGCGACGTGGACCGCTTTGTCCCAGGCGTGGGACTGCATGGGCATCGTGCTCATCGGTGGACCGACCGCGCTCACGTCAGCCCTCACGGCATCCGCAGCCGTCGCCGCGACCAACACCGAAGCGGTCACCCTCACCCTCGCATGAGTGCTGGCAGACGTAGACCAATGTTCGGGGCACCCTTGGCTCGGTTGACTCAATGTCCCGTGGCAAGTGCAGCGAAGAAACCACAACTACGAGGCTCGAAAGAGCGGCGTGGAAGACACCGGGGGTGCCCCGAACCTCTGCGAGGTAGGTGACCCGTGGCTACAACCATTGTCACCGGTCAGATCGCAATAACCAACTTCAACACGTCGAACTCAGCGTCCGCCCGCACCGTCACCCTGGCAGCGGTCACCTCGGGTGACATCCTGGTGTTGAGTGCAGCCATCCTCGCCGGTGCCTTTACGGTGTCCACCGTCGCGACAACAACGGGTCCGGGCACGACAACGGCCTGGACAAAGGTGGTCACCTCTGGGACGACATCAGCCGATGTGGAGTGGTGGTATGCCGAGGCCACTGGTAGCGGCTCGGTCACCGTCTCGGTCACACCTGGCGGGTCTTGCAAACTCGGCCTGTGGCTGGCCGAGCTTTACGACAACGTGGGAGCGGTAGGGACTACACCAGGCACCCCCGTCTCAGGTCAGAGCGACACTGGCACCTCTACCCACGTCGCCTATACCGCGATGACGGTGGGCACGGCGGGTTCATGGGTCGCTATTGCGTCGGACTGCGGACAAACCGAGACGAACAACACCGGACTCGGGACCTTCGACGCCGGTCCTACCTTGTCGGGTGCCCAACAAGCTGGGATCACCTACGGCGCGGCCTCCGCAAACACCGCGGGCGCCAATGGGTGGAACATTTCTTCCGGCACCTGGGGAACCGCGGGCATCGTCGTTCCGCCTGGTGCAGGGGGTGGCACCACCGCCATCACGGCAGCCCCTAGCGCCACCGCCGTAGTTGCGGCCACCAACACCGAATCCGTCGCGGTCACCGCTGCTCCCTCGGCTTCGGCAGTCGTAGCAGGGACTAACACCGAATCCGTCGCGCTCGCTGGTGCCGTTGCCGCCACCTCAGCGGTTGCAGGAAGCAACACCCAAGCCGTCGCCCTTACCTGTGCGATCACGGCTGGCGCGGCGGTCGCCGGTTCGGTTACCTCGACTGGCCCTACCGCCATCTCCGCGGCCGTCAGTGCCAGCGCGGCGGTAGCTGGAACGAATACCGAAGCCGTCGGCCTTTCATGCGCCATCTCGGCATCGGCGGTCGTCACCGCCACCAACACACCCCCCGCCCCCCACGGGATCGTCGCCGTCGCGGTCGTCTCGGCCCAGAACACCGAAGCGGTCGCGCTCACATGCTCGATCGCGGCTGGCGCTGTCGTCTCGGCCACTCTCACCCCGCAGGGCGGCGTGGTCATCACCGCGACCTCGGTCGTCGCGGCTGGGAACCGCGAGACGGTCGCCCTCACCTGCTCGATCACCGCCAGCACGGTCGTCACCCCGACCAATACCCAATCGGTCGCGCTGAGTACCGCCGTCTCGGGCTCGTCCGTTGTCGCAACAAGCAACCACCAGGCGACGGCCCTGAACGCCTCGATCAGCGGGTCCTCGACCGTCGTCGTATCTGCTGACCACAAGGCCGTCGCGCTCACAGTTGCCGTCTCGGCCTCCGCATCGGTCACCGCCATCAACAGCGGCAACTTCCCCCTGACCGCCGCGATCACAGCGTTCGCCGTTGTCACCGCGGCCAATGGAGAGTTCTTCGTCCCACAGATTCAGGGCATCGCCACGCTGTACGTGTTCCTCCCGTCCGCACAGGTGACCTGCCTGCCCAACACCGCAACCCTCACCGCGGCGTTGCCCACGGCTAACGTTACGGCGACATGACCATCGTCAGCGAGGTCCCATCCCCGGTATGGGCAGGGACGGCCATCACCGAGGTCATGGTGTTCGCCGTTCCCAACGTCGCCGTCGACGCCTACGGGAACGTATCGGCCGGTCTGCCCACGCTCACCGACCCGACGACGGTCACGGTCAAGGTCAGTTCCAACGAGGGCACATTCACGTACACCTACGCGCTCGCCCAGATCACCAAGCTCGCCGTCGGGGTCTACATGATCGACATCTCCACGACCGGCGTGGTCGGAACCCTCACCGTCGAGTGGATCGGGACCGGGGCCTGCGCTGTGCCCAATATCCACACCTACTACGTCAACGCCCTTCCCCTGTAAAACCCTCAATCCGAAAGGTTCACCATGCCCACCCAAGACAATGCCGAAAAGGCAATCGCGGTAGTCGAAGCACTCGCTGGCACGACCATGCCGACCCCGACCGCGGTTGCTGTGGTGACCACCACGCCGACCACCTCGGCCTACGGGTTCACCTCGGCCCAGGCCGTTGCCCTTCTCGCGTCGATAAACGCCCTAGTCGTGGACGTGGCCGCGCTCGCCGCCGTGTTGCAGGCGTTGGTCACGGCGTCGGCCTAGTTCGCCTTTTGGATGATGGCGAGCGTGCGGGACCCTCGGTTCAACCCTTGAGCGGGCCGGGGGTCCTTGCGCGAGCATCCTTGTACGACCGTTGACGTTGTGTCAGGCTGTCAGCAGTTCAGAGCGCGTAGCCGCTCCCCACGGGAACCGCCGGTCGTAGCACCGAGGTCCCGAGCGATTCACCAACGCGGGAGTGCAGCGACATGGATGAGCAAACCCTTCAGCTTCTGAGCAACCTGAGCGAGTGCTCGCCCGAGCAGCTCGAGCAGGTCACCAAGGCCCTCGACGACGCGTTCGACGATCTGGCCGGGGACGAATCGAAGAAGCCGACGCCGCAGGAAGCCGCGTCGATGACCGAGCTGGTCGAAGCCCGCGAGGGCGTCGCAGCCGAGCAGGCCCGCCGGGTCGAAGCCGACGCCGCTGCACAACAGCAAGCCGAGGAGCTCCGCAGCCGGATGAAGCTCGTCCGTGGCGATGGGACCGACGACGCCGGTGAGGTTGCCCCGGTCGAGGACGCCGACGAGGAAGGCAAGCCCAAGGCGGCCAAGCCCGCCGAGGGTGACGAGGCTGCCCCCGAAGGCGAAGCCGCCCCGATCGCCGCCTCCGGTCAGCGCATCGCCCGCATGGCTGCCCAAGGCCGCCCAGGCGCGTCGCCCAATGGCACCGCCCCCCGCACGGGCCTGACCCTGGTCGCCTCGGGTTCGACCCGCGGCACCTACGGCCCCGACCACGTGTTCGAGGAGCCAGAGGAACTGGGCCTAGCGATGTACGAGCAGCTCACCCGGATGTCCAAGTCGGCCAACGGCCGCGGGGGCGAGCCTGCCATCGTCGCCTCGGCTCGATACGAGTTTCCCGAGGAGTTGCGCCTGACGCGCGACCCGAGCCGCAACCTGGCCATCATGACCCGCGCGACTCGCCAGCATGCCGAGAGGCAAGCCCTGGCCGCCTCGGGCGGCATCCCCGGACCGCCCGCCGTCGACTACAGCATCCCGGTGTGGTCATCGGCCGATCGCCCGTTGCGTGATGGCCTGACCAGCGTCCAAGCCGATCGAGGCGCGTTGATGTACGTGACGCCCCCGTCGTTCGGCCTCCTGGCTGGTGCGACCGCCGTCTGGACCGAAGCCACCGACGCCTCCCCTGGCGAAACCGTCAAGCCGGTCGTGTCGATCGGGGCGAACTCGCTGGTGACCGTGTACGTCGATGCCGTTGCAACTCGGATCGGCGCCGGCAACATGGAAGGCCGGTTCAGCCCCGAGTGGGTTGCCGCGAACACCGAACTGGCGCTGGCCGCCGCTGCGCAGATTCAGGAACTGAACCTGCTGTCGCACATCGACGCCGCGGCCACCGCGGTCACCGCGGCCAAGATTCTCGGCACCAGCCGGGACCTGCTCACGCAAGCCGAGCTGATGACGGCTGCCTACCGTGACCGGTTCCGCCTTGCCGACTCCCAGGCGTTCACGGCAATCTTCCCGCGCTGGACCAAGGGCCTGTTCCGCGTGGACATCGCCCGGGAACTGGCCCATGACACCTCGGGGATCGACGTGCGTGCGGTCACCGACGCCCAGATCGACAACTGGCTGGGCGCTCGTGGGATCACCCCCATCTGGATGTATGACGGCATCTCGGGTCAGACCTTCAGCGCACAGTCGGCCGGCGCCCTCAACACCTGGCCGACGACGGTTGTCTGGCGTCTGTTCGCCGAGGATGTCTGGGTCCACCTCGATGGCGGATCGCTGGACCTCGGTGTGGTGCGGGACTCGACCCTCGACGCGACGAACGACTACGAGACATTCTCGGAAATCTTCGAGACGGTCGCCAACCGCGGACCCGCGGCCAGCACCTTCAAGATCACGTCGACAGTCCTCTCGGACGGGTCCTCGTCAGCCACGGTCACCCCGACCACTTCGGAGGGGTAACCGGTAGCCGATGGTCGACTACAACTACCTTGCTCCGCTTCGGCAGCCGACCCCGCCTGTCGGGCAGAACCTCACCCTTCTCGACGCGGCCATGCCGCTCGGGACGGACTGGGACGTCCTGCCCGGTGGCTCGGTTAGCTCGCCGGACGGATCAGGGGGCGCCACTCCTTCCACGCGCTGGACTGATGGGTTTCGCTACCTGCCGGAAAACCAGTTCGCGGCCGAGTTGCGCGCACCTGGGGACACGGCCGACGACGCGCCGGCGCTAGGGACGCCTCCGGCTCCGACCGCGGTCCCGTCGATCCTGGGTGGGACGTTGGCAGCAGCCACCTACGCCTACCAGGTGACATGGGTCAACGCCAACGGCGAAACGATCCACTCGGCTTCGGTCACCGCGATTGTCGCCTCGGGGACCACGGGGTCTGTCGCACTGACCTTCACCAAGCCGACCGACCCACAAAAGGCAGCGGGCGTCACGGTCAACGTGTACGGCAATGTCGCCGGATCGCTCGGGCTGATCGCGACCGGGTTGACCGGCACGACATTCACCGACACGGGCGCCGTCACCCCGGGCGTTGCTCCTCCGACTGCGGACACGACCGGAGGCCCAAGCACCTACGCGAACCTGCCGTGGGTGACAGCGATCCCGTTCCTGATCATGGTGGGCGAAACCATCTCGACGATGGGCGGGGAGAACTGGGACTTCAAGGGTCGGCTGACTCGGCACCTCGAAAACGCCACGCCTGCCGCGATTGGTCGGGAGTTCTGGCGGGGCGATTACGCGCGCGCTCACAGCTACCCGACCAACTACCTGACCAAGAGCGGGACGGCGACCGACCTAACCCCGGGCGGTGGGCCTCCGTCTGCTACTCGCGGGTTGCAGATTCTCGAGGACGCCCTGGCATCGACCGGCTACGGCGGGCAGGGGATGATCCACTGCCAGCCCCAGACCCTTCCCTCGTTGCTCCGGTCCACCCTGCACAACGACAACTCCCTCGTGACCATGCTCGGCAACGCCCTGGTGCCCGACAGCGGCTACGACGGCACCGGCCCCGGGTCGACCCCGGCTTCACCCGCGGCCGGCTCGGCGTGGATGTTCGCAACCGACATGGTGAAGGTGGCCGTCGACGACATCGTGATCCTGCCGGATTCGGTCGCAGAGGCAACCGATAGGGCGACCAACTCGATCACCATGCGGGCGCAGCGATATGGCACCGCCTGCTGGGACAACTACCGCGCGTTTGCCTGTCGGGTCCTGCTCGATACCTAACAAGGAGAATCAACGATGGCAGCTCCGAATGATGGTGCGCAATCAATCCTGGCGGTGGCTTGCCGCATCTCCGCCCTCGACGTCAACGGGTTCCCCCCTGTCGGTGCGAACGCGTATACGACCGACACGCTGATCAAGGCCACGTTGTCGCCGGTCACCGAAACGGGCGTCGAGATTGTCACCGTCGGAGCCGATGGCAACCTTCACGGCACCTACAAGCACGGCGACATGATTAAATACTGGACGATCGCGCTCGACCTCGTGGCGCCCGACCCGAACCTCGAAAACCTGCTCTGTGGCGGGACGATCCTCTCCGACACCGGGACCGCGCTGGTCACCCCGACCACGCTGGCGACCACGCCGGCGATCACCGGCGGTTCCCTCGCGGCAGGCACCTACGACTACCGGCTCACCGCGTGCAACCAGTACGGCGAGACGTTGGCCGAAGCCGAGGTTCCTGCGGTCGTCGCGTCCGGGGTTGCCGGCTCAGTCGCCTTGGCATGGAGCTCCACGACCGGAGCGGCGTACTACCGGGTCTATGGCCGGACAGCGGGCGCCGAGCAGTTCTTGTTCCAGACCACCGCGCTCACCTGGACCGACACCGGCCTCATCGTTCCCAACGGTGCGCTCCCGCTTGCGAACACGACCGCGGGGCCGGGTGCAGGCGTGGGCTACCAGGACCCGCCGCTCGGCATCGTCGGCAACCCGAACATGGTGTCGGTGGAGTTGTGGGCGCAGGCGTGGGTGAAGAACGCCCAGGCGACCAGCCTCCCGTTCTGGCGCTACGTCTTCCCCGGCTGCCGGGCCTTCCACCGCGAGGCGTCCGACGTCAACGCGGCTCGGTTCGTCAACACCTACTCGGGTCTGATGATGGAAAACCCGAACTGGGGATCAGGACCGATGGGCGACTGGGAGTTCGATTCGAGCCGCGTCAGGCAACGCGCGCGCTGTGGCTCCGAAACCGTCCCGCCGGTCGGGTTCGCAGCCGTCGCAGAAACGAACTAGACGGTACCTGATCGCGTAGCCTGGGCGCTATGACCTCCGGCCTACGGACTGCACCCAATGTGCCCTGGGTGGCAGGGTCGGACATCCTCACGATCCCGCCTCCCTCGGGCGTGGTCATCTCGAGCGACCTGGCCGAGGAGTTCGCCTCCATCGCGAGCGAACTGCTCTACATCGCCTCGGGTCGACAGTTCACCGGGGTCACCGGGCCGGTCACCGTACGTCCGTTATCGCGCCCGGTGGACATCGACACGCGTGGGTTTCGCTTCGGCGGCTTCGGCAGCTACGACGGGTCCTGGGGCGTGTGCATGGCCGGCATGTCTGCCGATGGCATCTCGTCCCACTACGGCTGCTCGAACCCGCCGGAAATCGAACTGGGTGCGTACCCGATCATCGGCTCGACCATCGTGGTCCTGATCGATGGCGTGACCATCCCGACCGACGAGTACGAGCTCGAGGACTTCCACATCTTGAAGCGGATGAGGGTGAGCGCGTCCGCGTCCCCGACCGACCGATATGGCTGGCCAACTTGTGCGATCATGGACCTCCCCGACACCGAGCCGGGCACCTTCAGCGTCACCTACTCCTACGGCGTCGCGCCCCCGGTCACCGGCGTGCGCGCAGCCAAGCGCCTCGGCTACGAACTGGCGCTGCACGAACTGGGCAAGTCCACGATCTTCGCCCAGCGCACCAAGTCGGTCACCCGGCAAGGGGTCAGTGTGGAGAAGAACGACCCGATCGACCTGATCATGGTGGGCCGCACTGGCATCGTTATGGTCGACCTGTTCGTAAAAGGCTTTAATCCGAGCGGCTCGACCTCACCGACGATCGTGTGGAGTCCCGATAGCAGCCGCGCCCGTCGCACCGTCAGTAGCTAGCATCGTCCCAGACAAGGAGCCACCATGCCCAAGCCCACCCCAGCGCCAGAACCCGAAGCTAAAGCGTTCGATCCGTTCGGCCCTGTGATCGCCAAGATCGAATCCGACGTCGTGCTCCCGATCGAGCGATTCGTCGGCAAGGCGGTTGGGGCCACCGAAGCCGAGGTGTCCAAACTGAAGGCGTGGTTCGACGGGCTGTCCGGGGCCGAGCAGAAGGGCTACGTCGATTCCCTCAACGGCAAATCGGCTCGGGACCTTCGGACCGACCTCGACGCCCGATTGGCACCAGACGCCGCTGAATCGCCCCAGGAGGGCACGAAAGCCGAGGACGGGGCACCTGCCGCCGGCGGCATCCCCGGACCCCCTGCGGTCGATTACAGCATCCCGACCCCCGAGGCGTAATCGTGGGGGCCAAACTGGCCGATCTGCCTGGGGCCGCGAACTCCCTGCTCGGGCTGATCCAGTCGGCCCTGGAGCTGTACGAGGTCCCGATCCCCACCGACGCCGACGGAACCGAAGTCGTCTACGTCTCACCAGGGGCGGAGTTCGCGTGGGACGGACCCTCGCTCGTCGTCTGCCTCGGTGCCCTCAACTGGGCCATCCCTGGTGCGGCGTCTGGGACCTACGAACCCTTCGCCGCGATCGTTTCTCGCGCGCAGTTCATCATCTGGTTACTGCGCGCGGTATCAGTGGAGCAGGACGCCAACACCCCGTCGATGGGCGACATCGCAGCCGACGCCGCGGTGTCCTTCGCCGACGCGACCGGGATGGCGCAGGCGATCTTCGAGGTGTTCAGCGAGTACCAGTTCGTCGATCAGGGGGTCCCGTTCATCATGCAGGGCATCGAGCTCGTCGGCCCCGAAGGTGGCTTGGCCGGGGTGAAGGCGACGATCGAGGTGCTCCTCTCGTGAGCGCGACGATCAAATGGGACCAAGGGGCTATCGCTAACCTCCTCTACTCGCAGAACGGCGACGTCGGAAAGTCCCTCGCCATCCGCGCCCAACGGGTACAGGACGGCGCTCGATCCAAGATCCACAACCGCACCGGACGGCTGGCCGCGTCGATCACGAAACGGTGGACGACGGTCGGCCCGAACCTCGCCATCCAGGTCGGTTCGTGGACCTGTCCGTACGCGCTGTTCGTGGAGATGGGCGCTGGCCCCCATAACATCCCGAACGCCTTTGGTTGGGGGCCGAACTTCGGCACTCACGGGCGCTTCAACGGCAAGTTCCACCCCGGCAACAAGGCCCAGCACTTCCTGTCCGATAGTCTGCCGCTTGCCCTCTGATCCCAAGGAGAACCATGCCTGAACTGAACCCGACCGTTGGCGACCTCGGCGACCTGACCCCCGAGCAGCTCGAGGAGAAGCTTGGCCCGAAGGGAACCGTCCACCTGTTGAACGTGACCTCCTACGACGCCATCGCCACCTGGCCGGTGATGGACGAAAACGGCGACGACGTGCTTGACGATGACGGGGAGGTCAAGCTGGCTCGGCATAAGTACGTCGACACGTTCCACGTCATCTGTGACATCCGCGTCGAGAAGGTGGTCGTCGCCCTGAACAAGATGACCAAGCACCGTGATCCTGAAACGGGGAAAATGGTGGTCGATGACCGAGCGCAAGCCGAGGCGGGTGCGCGCATGATCGTCGGCGTCGTCATCCCTTCCGAGCGCCAGGAGTTCCTCGACCTGCTCGATGATCCCGACCGCGCCTTTGCCGATGACTGGTTCGACGTCACGGCCCAATGGGTCCTCGCGACCTTTGAGGAGGAGGCAGGCCGCCCTTTGGAACTGCCCGGTGGCTCCTCGAATGGGAACGGCAAACACGCGCAGACACGACGGGTCGAGCACGACGGGCGGGTATCACACTCCGAACTCTCCCCCTCTCCGAGCACCTAGACGTACTGGAGTCATTCTTCATCGACGATCTGGTCGCGTGGCAGCCGATCGAGGCGCAGATGGAAGGTGGCAAGCCGCGGAACCGTTGGCAGCTCATCGAGTGGTTCGAGGAAGCCATCTCGCTCCCGTCTGATCCCGAGGAACGCCAGGCAGCATTACGCGCCAACTGGGGCCGTGCAGAGGCAGAGGCAGAGGGCTGGCCGGATGACGACGGCTGGTCGGACGACTAGGTAATATCTGGGGCAGACAGCCTTGAGTGGACC